ATGAGCAACGCTTACCGAACAATTCCAGACGAACTATTTGATATAATGAAAAGAAAAAATATTAAATACAAATCTCCTTATTCTTGCTCTTATTATAATAACTCTGATAAAACTTGGGAATATACAAAGCCAAATACTATTAGAGTTGCTAATCATTGGAATTTTGAAAGCCAAGGAGAGCTTCATTGTAGGATAGATGAACAAATTGCAAATAAATATGACTGGATAATGGCGAAGTACGACAAGGCTTCAAAAACTTATAAATTCATGCAAGGATTTATGAACGCAGAAACAAAGCCTAAGCACGTTATAAAAAGTGATTTCGAAAAATGCAAAAGAATGCTTAAAAACCATCTTTTAAACATTAAAAATTTAAAATTATTACTCAGCAAAAAAGATTATAAAGGTTTAAAAACTCATTTCGGTTGTGAATATTTTGGTGCAAGAAAATATAAAGAAGTATTAAATACATTCTCAAAAGGATTATTCGCAATAACTACTTGCGAAGTGAGTGGGAAAAAGTCGATTTCATGTGCAAGTTACAATGAGTATCATGACAAATTTGGATATACAGGTTTGTTCGGAGAAGAAGAATATAAAAGAATGCCTAAATACTTGAGAAAAGAAGTAGATAAGTTAATTAGTTAAAAATTCAAGAAATATAAATTTCTCTTGCATATATAAAAACAATTTATTATATTATAAATAGAAATTAAGACAAAATAAATATTTAAAAAAGGATTATTATAATGGATAAATATTCATCAACAACAGAAATAGCAAAAGAGCTTAGAAAAGAATTAAAAAATAAATTTAAAGATTGTAAATTTTCTATACGGTCTTCAAGAGGAGAAATTGATGTTTCGTTAATGGAAGCACCATTTAACCCAGTAGTGAATGGTGATACTTTTTGTAGTATTGGTTCTTTACGGAATAATAAAAAACTAACAGAAAAGGGATTAGAAGTTTTTAAAGCTGTGGATGATTTTTTAAATTTATATCATTATGATAATAGCCGTGCTGAAATTGATTATTTTGATACAAACTTCTATAAATGGTATTTCATTGGAAATAATATAAAAGACTTTAAATTGAAAGAAGATATTTCTAAAACGACTAATGCAGTATTTAGAAAAAGTAGATTAATAGTGACACCCTATAATGATGAATTATCAATTCAATCAAACCCAAAAGAAACTGCATGGATAAACAAGGAAGACATACCTTTTTTAATAGAGGCATTAAATAAAATTTCGGAGAACTAATAATGAGAGAAAAAGAATTAATAATGGAAACAAAAACAAGTGAATTAAAAACTCTTCAAGATTTAGCTGAATTAGTAGGGATTAGTTTGAGTGAATTAAAACTATTAAGAAGATTAGATATAAGAAATAATTACATAACATCACTCCCTGAAAATATTGGTGATTTAACAAATCTAAAAAAAATGTATATTGGTGGGACTATGCTAACTAAACTTCCAGATAGTATATGTAAATTAGCAAACCTTGAAATATTGGGAATAAACAATAATAAGTTGATAAGTTTACCAGAAAACATTGGAGATTTGTATAACTTAGTAGTATTGAATATTGCCAATAATGAATTATTTAGTTTGCCAAATAGTATTACTAAGTTAAAGAATTTAGAAGAATTAGTTATTAATGATAATCATATTATGGAGCTTCCTATTGATATAGGAGAAATGAAAAAACTTGAGATGATTACAGCAGAAAATAATAATTTAGAAGTGATACCTGAGAGCATTGTAAACTTAGATAATTTTAAAATACTTGATATAGTTAATAATAACCTGAAATCTCTACCTATGAATTTAAAGATATTAGAAAATAAATGTTCAATGTTTACGATATGGGATTAATAAAAATGAAAGAAAAAGAATTAATTACAGAATCAGAGTTATCAGCTCTAACTGGAAAATCAGTAACTCTATTAACTATGTATAGAAAAGAACGTAAAGCTAAAAAGAAAATGAAAGATGGAACAATTAAAGAATATATCTATCAGCCAATATTCAAGAAAAATATAGACTATATTTGGGATAAGCGAAGAGTGTGTTATTACAAAGAGCAAGCATTGAAAACTTTAAAAGACTATGAAGAAAAATAGAAGGAGTATTTCTATTTGTGAAACATTTAGTATATTTGTCAATAAGTAAATTTTATTAATTTAAACTATAAATAAAATGAGTGTACCAAAATATTTATTTTCCATAGACCCGGAAGCTATTGAAGACGATTACATTATTCATACTCAGTCCCCACGTTTTATTGCGGTTGTAAATGAATATACAGAAGAATTGGCAGAGGAGTTAAGGAATAATCAAAATTCAACACAATTCCATTCATTGACAAATTCATTTGAAGGTGTTGAATATTTAATTTCTGTTTATGAATTTTGGGAAAAGGTAGAATTGTCTCAAAGTTTCGCAGATAAAATGGCTAAGATAATGAGTGAGATAGGAGATGCCTACTATGAACATTTAGAAGACCTATATGATGAATTTGATGACGATTTTGAGGATGATTATGAATAGGGAAGATTTGATAACAGAAAAAGAACTTGCAGAGTTGTTAGGAGTTACAAGGCAAGCCCTTTTAGGACGTAGAAACGAAACTGTAAGCAAAAAAAAAGCTAAAGATGGTACTATAAAAGTATATAAAGTCAAACCCACCTTAAAAGAAAATGTAGATTATATTTGGGAAGATGGTAGGCTGTATTATTTTAAAAGTAGGTTTGTTGAAAAAGGTGAATGATATTTAATGATTGGAAGGTAACACATAAAGCTCTAGTTAATATAGTTGATTTTAAAATATATATGGAATAAAAGAAGTTAATGAAAATAAAAAAACTAATATTTGTTATTGTATATTTTACTTTATCATGCTCTACTAAAGAAATAAAAGAAGAAAATATTGAAAAGGAATATTTACAACTTAAAAATATATCTATTATAGATGGAAAAGGTACACCTATTCAAAGTAATAAATCAATTATTATCCAAAATAATAAAATATTTAAAATAATTGAAAACGATAATTCTTCATTTGATTATAAATCAAAAATAATAGATTGTACTAACAAATTTGTAATTCCAGGTTTATATGATACTCATACTCATGCAACTATATTAAATTATGATTCAATAAATGGACATAGTGATGAAGTCAATTTTGAAGCAAGCTTTCATTCTCTAAAATATTTTATTAAATATGGAGTTACTACTATAAGAAGTGTAGCAGGACCTACAATTGAGTCAATAAAGTTAAGAGAAACAATTAAGAAAAACTCCAAAATAATTTCACCAAGAATATTCTGTACAGGTTACGCATTAAATACATTTTCAGGTGGTCCTTTTATAAAGACAAGTACAGAAGGCGAAATACGTAAAGAGATAAAGAAACAAATAAATTCTGGAGTTGATTTTATTAAGGTTTATTCTTCATTAAATCCCAAACAAATTAAGATAGCAATTGATGAGGCTCATATGCACAATGTTAAAGTTATTGGACATCTTCAAAATACAAGTTGGACTGAGGCTAGTAAATTGGGTATAGATTTTATAACACATGCAGCTGATTGGAATGTAAATCATTTAAGTAAGGAATATCAACAAAATTATAATCCTAGTATGAAAGGAAGACTTTACTGGTTAGAAAATATTGATTTAGATGGTAAGCTCATTAATAATATGATATATAGTATGCGTAAAAGTAAAGTGATATTTGATCCAACTCTTATTGTATTTCACACTAAGTTCTGGGGTAATAACAAATTACATATTCATAATAATTTGATTAGATTAATGCATCCTGTGATAGTAAATATGTGGGAAACTGGTTCATATGTAAAAGATTGGGATAGCAATGATTTTATTTTGGCTCAAACTTTATGGTCGAAATTATTAGCCCTTTGTAAAAAGATTTATGATAATAAAATAATATTAACAACAGGAAGTGATACTCCAAACCCTTGGGTGATTCCAGGATATTCCATACATCAAGAGATGCAGTTATTAGTCGAAGCAGGCATTTCAGAAAATGAAGTAATCAAAATTGCCACATATAACGGTGCATTAGCATTGAATGAAGAAAACGAAAGAGGATCTGTTGAGGAATTAAAAATTGCTGATCTTATAATTCTAAATTCAAACCCATTATTGAATATTAAAAATACCCTAGACATAAAGTACGTTATTCAAAATGGAGAGCTAATCTCAAATTAGTATTATAAGTTTCTTCTATAATTTTAAGAATTAATATTTAATATTCAATTAGTCATCAAGAATTTGATTTACAACTTCAATCTGAAACCAAACTGGATAATGGTCGCTAACTTCCTCAGCTTCTTCTCTGGATAAGTTGTATTCGGTTTTGAAATTAAACACTCCTGAATTTAAAATATTGATATTGTTATTATAAATAATATTATCATAAGTTTTATTATCGGCAACATTGGTAAAAACACCTTCAGCAATACCGAATGATTGAGTTGTAAACCAATCGTCCATGAAGTCAGGACTTGCGTTAAAGTCTCCCATCAGGAAAAAGTCAAAGTAATATGACATTTCCATGTGATAAGTTAATTCGTCAAATACTCTACTTAGTTTTGGAATTTCAATATCTATTTCGTCTGGGTCTGTGTGAATAAGACCAAGTACAATATCGTGATTTCCTGAACTTCGGAAAGTAGCAACAAATGGTTCTCTGTGTAGGGAGTCTCCACCAGTTTCAACATATTGAACAGTATCAACTAATGTTACAATGTTTTCTCTATATACGAAAGCATATTGTTCTTTTGAAGAAGTCCGTCCTAATCGAGTAGAAATTACAAAATCCCAATTTGAACCGTCTTGTTCTAATAGTTCAATTAATGTAGGGATTACATTTTGTTCTTTGCTTCGGATTTCTTGTATTCCGACTATATCATAATCATTGCAAATATCTACTATATGAGCCATTGCTTCAGGTTTTCCCATTTTGGATTGACCGAATATTTCAATATTAAATGAAGCTATTGAAAGAGTATCAGTTTTTAATATTGGCGTGGCTTTCTTTTCGTTTGATGTAGAGCTACTGCAAGAAATAAGAGAAAATATTATTATAGTAATTGAGATTAGGTTTTTCATTTTTGGTCCCAACCTACGACTATATCATCTTCTAAGGTCACAGCTAATTTAAAAGACCTGTTATTAATTTGACCATACTTATATGTATGGGTTGTTTTTTTCTTAGTTACTTTTTCATCAATTTTAACTGGCTTACCCAAGGTATCTATCAGCATTTCAGAAGAATACCCTTGTGATATAGTACCAGCAATTATTTTATTAACCAAGTCTTCGTCTTTATATTTTTCCATTAATTGTAATCTTCTTTGCTCTTCTCTTGTTGGATTTTTATAAGGATGACCTAAAGAACAAAAATAATCCAGCCATTTCTCTTTATTATTACTAATCAATATAATGTCAATTAGCCACCAAATACCATATCCGCCTAATGTAATAAGTTTCAATATTCCTATTAAATATTTACCAGTGTAAAATTTATCCGCACCAATTATTCCAAAGAACAATGCTAAGATAAATAAAATTTTGTATTTTTCCTGTGCATCTCTCATCATAATACCTATAAAAATTAAACAAATATATTTTATTATTCTTTCAAAACTTTAATTAAATAATTTTCTTGACAAATCAGAATTCCAATATACAAATTATTTTCAACAATATTTAAACAATTCTGTTGAAAAATATTGCAATAAGTTTATAATAAAAGTGTCGATGAATATAGAGAAACCTTGTCATAAATCGCACTATATCGTTCCCAGTGATAATTATTTAGAAAAAGAATAGTCGTGTTATTGAATTATTTTCTATTTTTGTTTGGAAGTATTATGTGAATGTTAAAAAAAAGTTTATAACGGAATGCTTAGAAATAAGAAAATATTTTGTATAGTCCGTTTTTTTTAAGAGCCTCAAAAGGAAAAAAATATTATGAGTGAATTAGAACAAAGAAGAGAAGAAATTGAGATTTTAGCTGAAAAATTACTTAAAGATAATTATATGTTCAAAATCCCAATTAATCCAATGACGCTGACAAAGCTATCAGGTTTTAAAGTATATTTAGTTTCATTTAATAAGCCAAACATTTTTGGTGGATTATCAATTAAGAATAAAGTTGTTTCATTTTACATAAACGACAAAGAAGAATTAGAACAAAAAAGATATATATTAGCACATCTTTTAGGTACATACTATTTGCATAATAAAGATAAAGAAGAAGTAAGTAAATTAATCTCTGAGGTTGACTTACTAAGAGGTTTGAAAAAGGACGATTATAATACATATAGAGAAGAAACAGAAGCAAATATGTTCGCTGATGCGTTTCTTGTTCCATCAGAATTGGTCGAAAAAGCAATAAATCTACTTGGTAGTAATCAATTAGGAAAACATTTTGAATTAAGTGACGATATTATAAACAGAAGACTTTCACAAATAGAAACAGATTGATAAATATTATAGTAATGGTCTTGGTATTATGAAAATGCAAGATATGTTTGGTAATGAAATTGACGCATGGTCGGATATATCAGAAAATGATGACGTCACTCTCACTCCCAAAGATAAAATAGACTTAAGTAATCAAATGCTTAAAGAAGATAAACAATATCATATAATATACGCATGGAAGGATAAGAATAAATTAGAAAATGAATTAAAAAAGAAATATGGTTCTAAATTATTATGGATATTTGGGGGAGAAATAGGGGTTTCGATGATATTACTTATTTTAATGGGGGTAAAAATTATTGAGCTTGAAGAATGGACAATAAATATATTTTTTACGGCTGTATTCACACATACTTCTATCATGGTCGTTCATATAATAAAACATCTTTTCCCAATAACTCAAGAAAACATTTTAAAATTCTTAGAAGACAAATAAACTCACCCCATTCCAAAATAAATAGCAACAACCAATAATAAATAGATTGGAATGAACCACCATTTTTGGTAGAAGGGATTGTTTTTTGTATTCATTATATTCCTAATAAATCTAAAGGATAATTATCTTTAAGACTTTCTTCATATTGGTTAGCTAACTCAATTAAATCTAAATCAATGTATCTATCTTGTTGTTTGATTGGAAACGTATCGTACACATATCCAATAAATTCATTCCAGTTTAAATCTTTTGTACTATAAATAACATCCTCAATAATATTATAAATGTTATCTTCAATTTGTATATTAAAAGGTTTACCGCTAAGATTAATAATAGTTTTTTCGTCCCCATACATATTAATTGAATTAATAATATTTAAGTAACTTGAATTTAAAGCCGCTTCAAACACATCATCAACGAAAGGACCATAGTTATGAAAATACCACTGTATATCTGTAATTTGTTTTTTATATTTTTTAGCATATTCCCAATCTGCAAGGTAAACCATTTTAGTTAATCTTGCTTTAGACAGTAGGTGTTTGTTAGGAAATAACTGACAAAATGCTAACAATGTTTTTTCAAGATTTTTCATATATAACTCTATGATTTGTGTTCACAAATGAACTATTATTTTTTAATATTGACAATATTAATGATAAATTATTTTTCTCTTTTTCTAATTCAGTTTCCACTTTATCTAATTGCATTATTCCTGATTTTTCACTTTCAAATAATATGATCCCAATATTATAACCATTATTTTTTATTTTTATAGTTATGAAATGCACGCTCTCCATTCTGAATTCCTTGATATCTTCAACATTTAAATTATATTTCATCTCTAAAATTTTTAGGTACTGCTTAGTCCCATAATTATGGTTAGAAAAGTTTTCCTCATATTCGTTATCCTTATTTTTCCAAGCAACTCCAATAATTCCTACATCAGAGGGATATAGAAACCTACCTTGTTTATTTAATTCTGGATCTTGTGCATATCGACCAGGTGTATGGAATGCTTTAACTGTATCGTCATAAAGATATAAACTTGCTCTTACCTCAGACTCATAATTTAAATCATTAACTAGTTTTTTTAATTTCTCATTGCACAATGTTTTTAAGACATTCCAATTCTCAAACATTAAATTATAATTATAATAGGATAAATCATTAATTTCATTATTCAATTCATTATTCTCTTCTTGTATTTCACGCAAGCTTTTATTTTTATTATATTGCTTAAATTTTAAAAAAGCAGAACTTAAAAAAATTACTAAAAGAGATGCATGTTTATAGTCTTCACATTCATAAGTTAAAATAAGTATATCTCCCATTATAAGACCAAACACTATTGTAGTTATCCAAAATAAAAAATCCCAGTAATTGTCAAGTATAATATCTATAAAATTATGAATAGAATCCCTAATACGATAAAATTCGCTTTTATTTTTTCCATCATATTGTAGATTTTTTACTGACAAAAATTCCTCAGAATGAAATATATATATTTTACATTTCCTTTAATTCTTTAATTAAATGTTGTTTCTCAATTTTTTTCAAATGAAAATAACATTTTCATAATTACATTATAATAAATTTTCTAATACTTTACAACTTTTATACAAGTTTCTATTAAGAATAATTTTAGTATATCACTTTTATTTAACTCAAAGTCTGGATTTCCGAGTTTGTTTTCTGAATGTTAAACGTCCATTCCCTCATCTTATTATTTAATAATCCATAACTTTTATAATTTTCAAATCAAAATCATGACGATTTTTATTTCTTCCAAAAATTTCAAAATATGAATCTAATAAGATTTGTTTTTCGTTTTCAATTAAATCAAAATATTTTTTAAGCTCAAAGGTTGCTTTGAAATATATTACTTTACCAACAGGAATCGAATTGTTGTAGGATTTCAAATAAATATTATCACATCCAATTCTATCAAGAAATTTATAACAAATAGAATATTTACTAGAGTTATAGAATGTGAATTTATAAAAATAAGGAGCGATTTTTTCTCCATATCTATAATAAATACCAGATAAAAATGAATTTATATGTTTTGAATTTTTAAACTCACTTTCAATTAATTGTTCTCTTTTATATGATACACCATCGTATTCTACATCTATTAACTCATAGAAATCATTTAATTCTTCAGCCACATCACTTGAATACATTTCGCTGTGACCACTTTCAGCAAAAGTTGTATCAACATTAGTATCAAATGTTACATTAATAAAACTAGTAAGATAGTCGACCATTGGTTTTTCGAATGGGTAATAAGAATCAATTTGATCATTCATATCAGAATAATTAAAACGACCCATATAATCACTTAAAGTTCCTAGTAAAAAAAACATAGAATCATATTCTACAATCATGTTAGAATCTATTTTATGAAAATTTTTATATGTTTCAGAAATACTTACACTAGTACTATCTTTTGAAAGTAATGAAGAGTAAAAAAATAATATAAATAATAATATTGCTTTCATATTTTTATTCGGATAAATTACTAAAATTATAATATAATAACTAACTAATTATATTCTTCAAACAGCTCTTTATCAAGAAGTGTTTCAGAATATCTTTCTAAATATGCTCCTTAATCAATAATTCCAAGTCTTATTTGCAGAATCAGGTTTATTTGTACATGGATGAAATTTATAATAAATTATATCACCAATACTAGTGATTACTTTAAGTTCAGTTTTTGAAATAATAGAAATAGTAGAATTACTAACTTTATATGTTCCATTTCGATTATAGAATTGCTGTTTTTTAATTTCATTTCCATCGATAATATAAGCTCCCCAGCTAGCTATATTATCATAAGTTAGCTTATTGAGAGGAAAGCATTCAAAAGATCCTAGTTTGTTGATTTTATCTTTAGAAACTGACATACTAATTGTAGTTCCATCCTCCCAGTAATACGCTATGGGGAAATATTCTGATTGGTATGGAAACTCGCCAATATATAGACCATCTACTCTAAATTCTCCATTGTAATTACACTTTCCTAAATATGTAAATCCATCTGAATCCACTGTTGGTTCACAACCGAATACTAAAATACAAAGTATTAAAATATTATTTATCTGGTTTCTATATCTCATAGGTTTTCTCTTGTTCGCAAACAAAATTAAAAACTTGCGGTTACAATTTAATAAAAAACTCAATACTTTACAACTTTTATACAAGTTTCTATTAAAATATTATTCTAACTTCAAATCAGAAGCTACTATATCAAAATATTGCTTAGTCAAATCATTATCAAATATATATTTTTCTAATATTTTTTTATTGGCTTTGCAAGTATTACTATGAAATAAAAATATATCAGCTATGTACCAAAGATATAGCCCACCAAATGTAATGATTTTTAGAATTCCGAGTTTCCAAGCTCCTAAATAAAATCTATCTAAAAAGAAGAAGCATAGGATAAGAGTTACAAGTGGGGTTTTAAATTTTAAATTTGAAATCTCTTCAAAATGTTTTTCATCTAAATTTCTTATGAATTTATCTATTTGTGGTGAATATAGTTTCCCTAAGAAAAGTTTGATTACACCAATTTTATTTTCTGATTCAATAGACTTTATTTGTTTAGTAAATACTGGTGGTTCTATTTCTTTTTTTCTTTCATCAACTTCTTCTATATCTTCTATACTATATTCAAATGTTTCTATAAATTCACTCTGTCTATCTTCCTCAGAGATTATACCATCATAACCTAATGTTTGGTAATATTCATTGTTGAATTTTCCGTAATCGTCATAATAATCGTCTCCTTCTCTATAAATATCTTGTAACATAAAAATATATGATCGAACCCATTTAAGATTATATTTCAAATTAACAAGGTCAATTAACTCCCCATTTAATTTTAAAGGTTTGAACTGGAATATACTGTTCATAGCAATATGTTGGCTTAATAACTCAAAAGAATTTTCATATTTTAAAATATGTTCCGCTATTTGACTTTTACGGGTTATCTTTTTTTCCATAACATCTGCAAAGGCTAAATTTGCTTCTTTTATAGTGATAGCATTTGAAAGTATTTCGAGATCTACTTCTGCTCCTCTTTTTACTAATCCTAATTTATGTGCTTTTTCAAACAATGTTCTAAATTCATTATTTCCTGGTGCTTTAATAGCTTTATCAATTTTATCAATATGATCAACATATAAATTTAATATGTCTAATTGATACTTTTCCAATATTGGAGATAAGTCAATTTGTTTATTAGTAAAAATGTCTTCTAACAATATTCCGCCAGTTAGTCTAATGCTATAATTAAAACGTTCGTACATCTCTTTCATAACTCTTTTTAAGGAGTCTATTTTTTCTGGTTCAGTCATTTCCTTGTATTCATTCGAAGATTTTATTTCTTTTCTGAGAAGATGATATTCTTTTTCTAGGTTATTGATTATAGTATCAATTTTAACAGAACGAAGCCCAATTTTATAAAATGTTTTATATATCTTTTTAATAGTTGCAGGACTATCACTCCATAATTCAGCATTTATAATTGAATCGAATTCTTTTTGTGTTGGTTGGATTTCAGTAAAAAATAATGCTTCTCTACCACGCTCATTTTTAATAAGTGTTTCCATCTCCTGTCTCCTATTCTAAACAATTAACTCTTAAATTTCTTTACACAATTTTTAATCAAGAACAGCTTAATTATATCTTTCTCAAATATTTCAAACTGTGGGTTGCCTACTGGGTTCTCAGATTTGCATATAACCTTACCTTCACTCTCTGATGGTAAAAGATATTTTATCATTCTTTGATTTTCGCAAATAATTAAATGTGCTTTTCCATATATAATTAAATTACTTGGCTCATCGATTGTAATTATGTCACCGTCAGAATACACAGGGTGCATTGAGTCGCCGTGTACAATAATAGCGGCTTTACCATCTAATCCAGGCATATTTATATAGCTAACTGGTTTTTCGTTATGGTCGTTGAACAAGTGAACATCTCCACCTGTCGCACCTATTTCATAAAGTGGTATTCCAGATTTATTTTGTTTTTCTCCCTCAATAAACATTGGGAGTGTGCCATTTTTTATGTATTCTGGATTAATTCCTGCTTTTTCTAATGTGTTTAAAACACGAGGTGTTAGCGAGTTGTCTCTCATATATCTTACGAAATATTGATCGCTAATATTATTCTCAATACATAAATTACGTACAGAGTTATATTTTTTTTTAGCGGACAAAGTCAATCTATCTTGCCAAGTTTCAGACACTTAAAAGCCTTTCGTGTTACGATGAAGTAAATTAATGTAAAAAAAAATAAAATAATTCTTGCATATATCATACAAATATCTTATATTTGTCTTATAAAGTATCGCAAACATCTTATAACTATATATAGATAATGAGTAAGACAAGTAAAAAATATAAAATCCAAGTAGAATTGGAAGAAAATGATTACAAACTTTTAACAAAAAAAGCAGACAAAATTCATCAAACCAGAAAACGATTTGCTGAAATAACTCTATCTCGCTTTGTAAATTCTGAAAAAGAATTCAAGTTAATAACCGAATAAAATCTCTTACAAATTCTACCAAATATATAAATGTATATTACAAATATACATTTGTATATACAAATATACATAAATGTTTTAGAAATGCAAACAAAAATATATTTTCACCCACTAAACAAAGCCCACTAATGAATGTAAATATAAGTTTAGACAAAGCTTCAAAAAAAGAAGCAGTATCATTTAGATTAAATAAAGAGACCAAAGAACGTTTAAATATTCTTGCAAAAAAAATTAATTCAGATAATACAAAAGTATTAGAATTAATAATCAACAAAGTTTACGACCAAAATATAGAAAAAGTAAATTAAAAAACGATGGCAGAAACTTCTACATATAATTATGAAAAAGCATACTTTGAAGCAAACAAAGAGTTATTTGTATCTCAAAGAAAGGCAGCGCAAATTGCTAATATTAGTATAGTTGTAATTGCTGACGCTCTTAAATATAAGTTGATAGATACAGATAGGAGAAATAAAATATATGTTCCATCATTGCTTAATTTATTAAGGCAATTAACTCACAAAACATTTCCTAAAAATGTTGAAGTAAACAAAAGAGCTAAAGTAGTAGAGCTATTTGGTTCGCACGAAGATAAAGTAAAATTTTTTAGTAGAAATTAAAAAACCTTAGCCAAGGATTACGTAGGCTAAGGTTGTAGAAAGAACAAAACATTCTCTTGTTCATGAGCAAATATAGAAAAATTATTATGATAAACAAAGATATAAATATTACAATTACTATTAAAGCAAAAGAACTCCGGTCATTTTGCACGGTGACCAGAGTTCCTTAACTAATTATCCACTAACAAATATAAAATAAATATTTTGATTTACAAAATAATTAAGAGTTCATTCACATAAAAAAAAAGAATCCCAGCCTAAAATACACAAAGACCAGGACTCATATTCTTTAACTATGCAAATATAAAAAATTAAATGATTGACACAAAAAGAAAAAAAAGAACCCTCATAGATAAGGGACTACTGAGGGTTCTAATTTGGATGTATTTACAAACAAATATAAGGAAAATCAAAATGATTTCCAAAGAAAAAAGAAGAACAGTTGAAGAGATAGCGAGACTATCTCACAAAATAGTATATCTCTTATCAGAACTTGAAAAGAGAAATACTGAAATCAGCAAAGATGTTATAGAAAGAATGATAGACCGAACAGATGAAGAGCTATCAGACTTATTACAGCAAACTTGTACAGATATGTTATGGAGGGTAAGATGAGTAACTACGAATTAAATAAAATAAACGAAGCTCTAATAAAAGAATTAGAAGGCAAGGTACTAATCCTTCAAAGCAATAAAGCATTTTTAGAAGATTTGCTTTTTGAGAGAAACAATCTTATAGATAAACTTAACAAACGAATTGCAGAATTAGAAAGTTCAGAGGTGGTAAAATGGAAATGAAATTAGGAGACATCAGAAAAGTAACAGTCAGTATTTGTGCGACTGACTATAAAGGCAATACAGAGAAATATGAGCAAGAAGCGAACATTAATCAGTATTTTTTTATGAGAACAAAACAAAAAGCTCAAAAGGATTTGACTGAAATCTATATTGCTTTTATAAAGACATTGAAAGAAGCACAATTTACAAATGGTGAATATTCTTATGATATGAAGAACCAAGATATAGCAAATTTCATATTGAATTATCTGGATGACGATTTAAACTTCTTGAGTGATTGGAATGAAGAAGGAGATGATATCGACGCTTCCAAATACAGAGTTGATTTGGAGGCAGTATAATGAATGCAAAATATAAATGGAATTCTGAAGAGCAAAGATTTTCTCAGCCAAAAGAAGATTTTTTTGAAACAACTGCAACTATATTTAGACCAGTAGAATTAAACAAAAATACTGATTTGGACTTTGTTTTAGGAACAATAGAAGCTTTGGAAAATAAAGGAATAAAAAAGGGTATTTACAATCCATTCAATTTTGAGTTAGAACATGAGGAAAAAAATGAATAGTACATCTTTTAAACCTATTTCAATAGGGAAATTCACAAGAACAAGAACTATTGATAAAATGTATTTCATGTTAGCAAAACTGCTCAAGAAATACGGTATAATCACAGTATTAATGGTATTAATAATCATACAAATTTTTAAAAATATTTAAAGGGATAATAAAATGGGATTTAATCTAATAAAAAAAGAAGACAAGATAAATATTGAAACTACATTTGGTTTAATATACGGTTATCCGAGTTCAGGAAAAACCAGTCTTGCAAATACATCAGGAAATTGTTTAACCTTAGATTTTGATAACGGTGTTCATAGGTCAGCATATAGGAAAGATGTTGTACAAATATCATCATGGACAGATATATCAAATGATACAAAAGGTTTCATTGAATTGATTAAAAAATATGATGTAATTATAGTAGATACGATTTCAAAATGTATGGAAAGTATTGAAGTAAATCTAATTGAGAAAAATCCAAAATTCAAAAGAAATAAGCTCCAAATGTACGGACAATTAAAGAACGAATTTAAAGACTTCACTAACATTTTACGTAATCAAGGGAAAGATTTGATTATGATTGCTCAAGTGAAAGAGCATACTGAAGGAGATATGACCATCAAAAGACCTGCTATTACAGGTTCATCTTACAGCTTAATTGCAGATAATTCAGACTTTATCGGATATATGCAGAATATAGATAAAAATAGAACTTTAGACTTTAATCCAAGTGAGTATTTTATAGGTAAAAATTCAATGAATTTTCCAACTATAATTTTACCAAATTTCACAGATGAACCTGATTTCTTCCAAACAAAACTAAAAGAAATCAAAGCAAGTTTAGGTAATATTTCAAACGTGCAAAAAGAAACAGTCGATTTAATACAAAAGTTCAGAAACAAGATTGATAGAATAGAAACTCCTGAAGAATGTAATTCATTAGTTGATGAATTGAAAGACCTAAGCCAAGCTGTAAAAATTCAAGTAAGACAAATATTCAAAGAAAGAGTAATTGAATTAGGGTTTACATATAACAAAGATAAAAATGTATATGAAGCAGTAAATAAAGAACCAGAGCCAAAAGTAGAAACTGAACCAGATTATTCTAATATGACAGGAGAAAAAGAAGCCGAAGAGTTAAAGCCGTTTGAAGTAGAAGAACCTGCGGAGGCATTTGAATTCTAATGATTAAAATATCAGTATCATTTATAAATACATTCAGGGAATATTTATATAATGTTCCCAACTATCAAGGAGAAGTAAAATTTACTACTGAAGATATTATTGATATGATAAAAGGCGAGTATAAGCATAGCAAATTTGCGGAATTAGGCTCTGCATATCATAAAATCTTAGAAGCTCCTGAAGAAACATATAATCAGCAACATAATATATTTGAACATGACGGAATAGTATTCACTCCAGAAAATGTAATGCCATCATTTGAGGTATTAGATTATAGATTTCCTTTTGAAGTGCCAATTAAAAAAGAGTACAAGATAGACGGATATGATGTATTGCTAAGTGGAAGAGTTGACCAATTGGCAGGCTCAATGATAGTTGAAAATAAAACTTGTTGGGGGCTATACGATTACGAAAAATATTCAAAATCTTGCCAATGGGGATTTTACCTTGAGATGTTCGGATTAAAGACACTCCAATATAATATATTTGAGATGAAAGAAACAGCCGGAGAATTAAAATTAATTGATATACATACATTTAGAGAATATATAAATGAAGATGTGATAAGTCGAAACCATGAAGTTCTGAAAGAATTAGTACACTTCATTTATAATAACAATTTAGAAAATTATTTTAAAATAAAAGAAACGGAAATCAAAATGAAAATCAATAAAATACATATACAAAATGTTTTAGGCATAAGTGAATTTAGCTTTGAAGCAGGCAAATTTAACTCAATCGAGGGGAAAAATGGGAGTGGAAAAACATCATTCCTTGAAGCAATTAAACTTGCAATTAAAGGTAGCAAAGATGCAACCATAGTAAAGAATGGAAGCGAACAAGGAGAAGTAGTATTAGTATTTGACGAAGGTACATCATTAAAAAGAACATTCAAAGGTTCAAAGTCAAAATTAGAACTTTATGATAATCGAGGAGAATTAATTAAAAAACCTCAGTCAATTTTAAATGATTTAACAGACGTTCTTTCAACAAATCCAATAGAATTTATTACAGCAAAGCCAAAAGAACGAACTCAATTAATGTTAGATGCCGTGCCAATCAAAGTAGGAGAAAATGAATTAAAGAATGTTTTAAATGGAACTATGGAAATAGCAAATATTAATGACTTTAATCAACACGGACTGCAAGTAATAGATTACGCTCACTTAAACATATTTAATGAAAGGACATTGATTAATAGACAAATCAAAGAAAAGACTGCTACAATTAAGGATATGACTATTGATGAAATACCGTTGAATATATCAATAGACGATTTAAAAGAACAATTAAGGGAGATTGAAAATAGCATAGATGAAGCGAGAAATAAGAAAGATGATTATTTGCAATCAATAAGAAATAAAGAAGCCGAAGAAATAGAAAATGTCAGAAAAAAATATGAACTCCAACGCCAAAATTTAAACGATAAATTCAACGAGAATTTAAACGGAAAATTAACAGAAAAAGCGAACTTGGAAGCAAAGTTTAACAGTTATGCAGAGTTTGACTCAATGAGAAGAATTGTAGAGCAAAATAAAAGGCAGTTAGAATTATTAAATGCAGATAGCTCTTCATTATCGGAAGCCCTCAAGAAATTAGATGAGTATAAAAGTAGCTTGTTGAAAGAACTCCCTATTGACGGCTTAGAAGTAAAAGACGGAGAAATTTACTTTGACAATGTCCCATTTGACCGATTAAACACAGCTAAAAAAGTAGATATAGCAATTGAAATAGCAAAGATTAGAGTAGGAGATTTAAAGTTAATCTGTGTAGATGGATTAGAAGTCTTTGATAACGAAACATTATTAGAATTTAAAACAAAAGCTGAAGAAAGTGATTTACAAATGTTTGTTACAAAAGTAACAGATAAAGATTTCAAAGTAATTAATGATAATGAACTTGTGAGTGCATGAGTTCCTCAAGTGCAAGCTCGCTTTCCCCCCAATTAAATCCCAAGCGGGCTTGTATTTTTTAATTAAAAAACCCTAACCAATTATTAATCAATAAAGGAATAAAAAAATGGAACAAGAAAATACATCAACTGAATTAGCAGTAATCGATGAAATCGAAGAAGCTGAATATGAGCAAGTTGAAAATGAAGATATGCCAACAGGAGCAGTACCAAGAGATGTTGAAGTAGAATTTTCAGATAAAGAGAAAATCGACATGGGCAATGCAATGACTGAATTGGTTTCTGAAATCAATGAATTAGAGTCAGCAAAAAAAAGCTCCAACGCTTCTTACACATCTCAAATTAAGGTCAAGCATGAGCAATTAACTGAATTATCAAATGAGTTAAAAGGCGGAAAGAGATTGCTTACTAAGGCATGTAAAAAAGTCAAAGATTACGAAAATAAAGTAATAATCTATTATGATTACTTCAGCGGTGAAGAATTAGCGAGAGAAGATATGCAAGAAGAAGACTTCCAATCAACTATTTATGAAATGGAAGAAGAAGAAATATTCTCATAAAAAATAGCCGTAGAACAGCTTGGAGAAGCGACAGGATTTATTAAACAACTACAACTTCTGGGTTCAAGCCCCAGCTACGGCACTAAGTTAAACCACTACAAAAGAATTAACATGAATGAAAATATAATATTATCAGATTGCAATGAAGAACATATTCAGCTATTCAAGGAAAATCCTAATGTAGAATTATATTTAATGGCAGAACATATATGTAAAATATATAATATCAATGTAGATGAATTGATTAGTAAAAGAAGATATGACCCTTTACCATTTGCTCGGCATACCTTTATAAAATTATCTTTTTCTACTCACAGATTTAGTAAATCTGCACTTGGAAGGTATTTATCAAATCGTAATCATGCAACAATAATAAGTAGCTTAAAAGCACATGACGATTTAATTAAATACAATAAACCATATCAAAAGAAATTTGATGAAATTTTACAATCGATAAGAACAACTCAAACTCAATCACAATGCAATTAAGACCTTATCAAATAGAAGCTAAGCGTTGGACTTACAAATCCCTAAAAAAACATAGCAGAACCATGTTACAGTTACCAACTGGAGCAGGGAAAACTATAACATTTGTAGATATTACAAGGGATTATTTAAAGTGGAACAAAAAGGTAATGATATTAGTTCACAGAAAAGAGCTAATTGAACAAACTATTGATAAGCTATTTAGATTTAATATGCAATGTTCGGTGATACAAAGAGATTTCTTGTACAAACACTATGCTAAGGTTCATGTTGCATCTGTTCCCACCTTAGCAAGTAGAATTAGTAAGGGCAGAATGCTACCAAAAGACATAGATTTAATTATCTGTGATGAAGCACACCACTCAACAGCCAATTCTTACAGAAAGATTTATGAATATTACAATACAGCTCAATTATTAGGGGTGTCTGCTACTCCATGCAGAACGAACGGTGAAGGGTTTGAAGATATATTCAATGATTTAGTTGTAGGAACTTCAGTAAGTGATTTAATAAAAATAGGACATTTAGTAAAGCCAAAAGTTATTGCAAATCCATTAAGCTTTGATTTGAAAACAATCAAACTCACAGCAGGAGAATTTAATGCTAAAGAGCTTTCAGAAGCTATTAATAAAAACATCACTTTTGGAGATTATGTTAGAACTTGGGAGCTTAAAGCAAAAGGATTAAAAACAGTAGTATTTGCAAATGATGTTGAACATTCTCAGAAAATTGTGGAGCTATATAATAAAGCAGGCTATCCGGCTGAACATATTGACGGCACAACCCCAAAAGAACAGAGAAAGCAAACATTAAAGAATTTTGCTACTGGTAAAACAACGATCCTTTCAAATGTTGGAATTGTAACAGAGGGCTTTGATGTCCCTGAAATTGAATGCGTTCAATTAACAAAACCAACGACTTCGCTTAGTTTGTATCTACAGATGGTCGGAAGAGGTCTTAGACCCGCTCAAGGTAAAGAGGCTTGCATTATTCTTGACCATGCTGATAACGTTTTTTCGCATGGATTTCCAGAGCAAGACCGCAAATGGACTTTAAAAGGAAAGAAAATAAAGAAAAACGAGAAACCACAGTATAAAATTAGAGACAAAAGAACAGGGAAAATATTCGAGCGAAACCAACTTCCTGAACATCTTACAGATTTTGAATTAGTAGAAGTAACTGCTAATGATGCTAGGATTAAATACCTTCATAAGCTAATCAGTGTGTCAAGGTATAAGAAGTTTAAAATTGGTTGGGCTTGGCACTGTTTCTTAGATAAATATAAAATACCAACTGCTGAAGAATGCAAGAGTTTTGAAAGAATTGCAGGGTATAAGATAGGTTGGGCAAAACATCAACAACGTAAATTTGGATTAATAAAATAATGGCGAGACCACTTAAAAAGAGATTAGAGTATTTTTCGAAAGATACTAATTTTTATTCTGATATAAAGATAAAGAAACTCAAAAGGAATTACGGTCCATTAGGTATAGTAATATATGATTTCTTATTATGCTTAATCTATGATAATGAGGGATATTATATTGAATTCGACGAATGTTATCTGTTTGATATTTCTGAATATTTTGGAATGACTGAAAAAGAAGTATTAAAAGCCGTCGATACATTTTTAGATTTAGATTTATTTAACAGATGTTTATATGACAAGTATAAAATATTGACTTCAACAGGCATTCAAGAACGGTATTTGGCTACAATGAGCTTACTGAAAAGAACAAATATTAAAATAAAAAGTGAGTTTATGTTGAAAAAAAGCTCAAGGGTTAATTCCCCAAAAACCATAGTTAATTCAGAAGAAACTGGAGTTAATTCGGAAGAAACCCCTATTAATTCCGAAATAACCTCGATTAATTCGGAAAAAAGTACACAAAAGAAAGTAAGTAATAAAGTAATTAATAAATATATATATATTCCTGAAAATTTAAAAATTTCTGAAACCGATAAAAAAATATTTACTTCGGCTAATTGGAAACCTTTTGTTCAAAATTCAAAGAATTTAGAACAAGCTATAAAATTTTCTTTATGGTTTAGGGATAAAATAATCAGTGATAGGCTTACTCCCACTAAAAAACAAATTCAGAATTGGGTCACAGATTACGTTATTTTGGTAGAGAAAAAGAATAAACCACCTAAGCAAATTGCAAAAGTTTGTGAATGGGCTAAAAATGATGAATTTTGGGCTAAACAGATAAACTCTGCATCTAAATTATTACGTAAAGACAAAGACGGTTACTTGTATTTTGATGTTTTAGTCTCAAAATTAGAGGATAAAAAGAAAGATGAAACTCAAGTTGTGGAGGCTGTAAATGTCTTATGACCAAACCCCTCCACCTTATCTGAATGAACCAATTATTAAAGAAGAAGGCAATAAAGCACACCCTCATTCAAAAGATGCAGAGATTTCTGTAATTGGTGGAATGATACTTAATCCAAAAGGAACTATCAGCAAAGTTTTAGATATTTTAAATAATGAAAATAATTTCTATAATGAAAAACATAAAATAATATACAGTTCAATAGTTGAAATGTATGATGAGAATAAAGAAATTGACCTATTGACACTAACTGAATATTTAAAAAAGAAAGGTGATTTAGAAAAAATAGGTGGTTCATTTTATCTTACTGAAATAACTTTAAATACAATTTCCTCAGCAAATATTGAACATCATGCAATTATCGTTTTAGAGAAATATATCAGACGTGAAGTAATTACAACTTCTGGAGATTTGCTAAACAATGCTTACAAAGATGAAATTGATATACTTGATTATATTGATGAGGTTGAACAAAAGATATTCAAATTAGGAGAAGCCAGATTTTCAAATACTTACAAAACGCCTAAGGATATTGCTAAAAACTTTTTAGATAATTTGCAGAAGAAGATTAACGGAGAATACCACTCAATAAGTTATTTTATACCTAAATTAAATAAATATACTGGTGGTGCTCACGGCGGAGATGTTATCGTAATTGCAGGTTCAACATCAATGGGCAAAACTCAATTTGCACATGATATTATTAGAGATTTTACATTTAATAAAAAACTTCCAGTAGGTCTATTTTCGCTTGAAATGGCAGAAGAGCAAAATTTTATGAGACAATTACAATTACAGGAGGGAATTGCACCAGAAAAAGTAAGAGTAGGAAAATATTTAACATCAAATGAAAGAAATACAATTAAAGAATTTGCAAAGAAATTTGCAAGCTCAAAATTATATATAGAAACTAAACCGGGTATGACCACACGTGAATTTGTATCGACCGCAAGGAGAATGAAAAAAGAGCTTAATATCCAAGCATTGTTTATCGATCATATAGGCTTAATGCAATATTCAGGGAAAGCTCAAAATAGAGAGCAAGAAATAGCCAAAATATCTGCATTAATGAAAGCAACGGCATTAGAGTTAGATATACCAGTATTTCCATTAGTACAGTTAAATAGAAGTGTTTCGCTGACCAAAGATAAAAGACCAAACTTATCACATCTTAGAGATAGTGGAAGAATTGAAGAAGATGCAGACACAATTATTATGCTATACCGCCCTAAATATTACAAATTCAACAATGTAAATATTAAAGGTGTAGAGTATAACTCCGACGGAATGACTGAATTATTATTAGAGAAGAATAGGCAAGGTTCAACCGTAGGTTCGATTTGGTGTAAATCAAATGATAGAACTCATTCACTATTAGAATTTGACACGGATACTAATAATAAATACAACTTTGAACCAGCTCCAATGCCAAATGGATTTAAGAATTATTATGAAAAAGAAGAAGCCGTATTTTGACAATGATTTACAACAAATGACAACGCAAATCAAATGATATTAACAATAATAACAAAGGATTACAAATGAAAATATCAAAAAAATTTAAGGAGTAGGAGAAATGATTGAAGAAAAAACACTACCAGAAGTAAATAATTACGTGAAAGTAGAATTAATGTGTCCAGTTTGTGAGTGTGATTTAATCCACGATTTAAACGGAGAAGATATATACAGCTCTTTATTTAAGGAGGAAGACGATTATATATATTTGTCATCAATTAGGAATGTGTTAGATATATTGAAAGCAAAAGATATTAGGCTTAATAATCTATCACAGATAGAAAGATTTAGAATAGTGATTGAAGAGAATTATTGAAATGAAAATATCTAAAAATATAGATTTATACGAGTGTGAGTATTGCGGTAAATATTACAAAATAAAAGGCTTCGCAATAAGGCACGAATTATACTGTAACAAGAATCCAAAGAATGATTATTTATGTTATAGGTGCAAGTTCTACGAATATAAAAATCAATTCTTTTATGAGGGCTTTAAGTCAAATCATTATTGTAATAAGCTCAAGATAGAGCTACATTCAATTAAAATGATGAGACCTAACTCATACATAGGCAAAAAGGTAAAAAATACGGAGCTGATGAGATTAGACTGTAAAGATTGGGATTTTAGACAAAGAAGGTTTTATGATGAATAAACCAACCCAAAAACAACAAGAAGTATTAAAAGAGCTTAAAAAACATTTATCTGATGATTTGGAGAATGTAAGAATAAAAGCGTATGATGATTTATTAGATATGTACATATATGACAATGAGTTATTAATGGATGTAGAAAGACTTCGTTTATTTGCAAAATATTTTGGAATGGAATTAAAGGATATTGAAGATGAATAAAATTAAATACACACAAGAACAGTTAGATAAAATTATTGATGACCATGAATTATGGTTAAGAAGTAATAATAAAGGCAAACATGCTGATTTGAGCCATGCTGATTTGAACTATGCGAATTTAAGTTTAAGAGGTGCTAATTTGAGCTTTGCTTATTTGAGCTATGCGAATTTAAGAGGTGTTAATTTGAGCTTTGCTTATTTGAGACATGTTAATTTGAGACATGCTAATTTGAGACATGCTGATTTAAGAGGTGCTAATTTGAGCGATACTAATTTGAGCGATACTGATTTGAAAAATGCTAATTTAAGAGATGCTGATTTGAAACGTGCTAATTTGATAAATGCTAATTTGAGCGATGCGAATTTGAGATATGCGAATTTGAGAGGCACTTATTTGAGACAAGCTAATTTGAGATATGCGAATTTGAAACATGCTAATTTGAGCTTTGCTGATTTGAGCTTTGCTGATTTGAGCAAAACAAATCTGAGATGGTGCATAGGTGATGGCACTTATATATGTAATATATTAACTAAAGGATACCACGTTACATATACAAAAGATGTTATTGCAATCGGTTGCGTTCAAGATAATTACAAATATTTTAAAGGGCTTACACCAAGAGAAGCCGAAAAGCTCGATGGCGGAGCTGGCAAATGGTGGAAGAAGAACAAAAAACATATTATGGGTATAATTGAAAATACGGATTGGGGGGGTTCAAAATGAATAAAGAAAGAGAAGCCAAACTACGGTTTATAGCAAGATTGCACAATCACGCTAATAAAAAAGAAATTGAAAGTTTGATTGATGACTGTAAAAAGTTTGAATCCAAAAGTAAACGGCAAGAAGAGTTAATAAATAAATATCGTCGAGGTCAGATTAAGCCTTACGGTCAAGAAGTAATATTTTAAACTGAAAATTCCAGTTACTCGAAAAATTAGAGTAACTCAAATAAAAGGAAAGCAAAATGAAAAATAAAAACAAAGTAATATTACAAGCCGGAATAAACATAATCCATTATAAAGTTAAGTGTTATAATTGTGATTATCCTAATTTTATCGAATGTACAGGTAGAGTTATTGACCCAATGAATGCTATTGGAGAAAAATCCACTTGTAGAAAGTGCGGTAAAATATCTGTAGTTGATAAAGTAGAATATGTTTAACTATCGGATTGTTTGGAAGTTATTTAATAAAAGAAATAATAGTAAAAGGATAAATAAAAATGAAACTTAACTTAACTATCAAAGGCACTCCATTTCCTAAGCAATCTGTAAGGCATTGCAAGGGGAACTTCTACAAGCCAAAAAAGATAAAAGACAATGAATTAAATGTAAAAGCTCAAGTACTTAATCAACTGCCGAAAGGCTTTGATATGATAACAGAGCCAATAAGAGTAAACAAATTAATCTATGTGTTCCCTTATTTGAAGTCCCATAATGCAAGGCAAAGAAACGCCGTAATGACAAAGAGAATAGAGCTAAGGAAATTCACAAAACCAGACTTAACAGATAATTTGAATAAAGGCTTATTTGATAGTCTTGAGGGTATTGTATTTAAAAACGATAGCCAAATTGCAGAAATCCAAAATTTAAAAAAGATATACGGAATTGAGGGCAAAACATTCATTGAGTTAGAAACAGTTAATGAAGTAATAATATTGCATCAGAAATTAGTTTAATAGATTACAAGGAAAATAACATGAAACATAAACAAAACTTAATAGTTCAAATCCAATCAGCAAATATTAAATATTTAACATATTATTTTGACTTAGAACAAAAAATAAACAAAGGACTAAATATTGAACCAGATGAATATTTATTATATAAATCTGTTAAACCGGCTCTGAAAGAAATTAGAGAATGTATTTTAAACTTATCTCCAACAATAGATAATATTTTAGAAAAGGCTCTTAATGATTTGGATATTGAAAAAGTTCTGGAATATTCTTGAATAGAATATTAATCGAGAATTTATTATATTTGTTTTTGTTTAACTAAATTAAAAAGTTATTATGAGAAAATTGAGTTTTTGGTGGAAACAAAAGAAACTTACTGAAAAGTTATTAAAAACTATAATTATAACATCTATTCTAATTATATCTTTAACATTATTAAATTTTACATGTGAAGGAATAAATGTAATTTATAATGAGTATAGTTTGGATAATAACTTATCTTTATTTAGATTAAATAAACTATTTTTATCAGAACTAATTACACCTTTCAAGCTATTAGGAGCATTAGGTATTGCTGTAACATCATTTTTGGGGTACAATAAATATTTAATTGCTGTGAAGAACATCAAGCTATCACAATTAAATACAAAACTAACTTCTAATCAAAATATCATATCTATATTACGAGAAACAGTAAAAATACAATACACAGAAAGCTATCCTTTACGAGAGTATCGTAAAAAGCTATTAAAATATTCTCGTGGATTATACCATATAGAAGATTTGAGCGATAATTTATCTGATGAAGACATAATAAATTATTTACGGCCTCTAATAAATAATTTAATTGAATTAGAAATATCGACAAAACCTCAGCAACTAAACTACCCATATCTTGCGTATTATTTCAACCGGTATACTGAGGAACATATAACTTTAATTGCTGAATTTGCTAAAAATATTTTTTATTTCTACAATAAAAAGTTTAACGAAATATCAATAAAAGGGCTTATAGAAAAGGAAATTAGTAACAAATTAAAAGATTTCATTAATAGGGAAGAATTTATAACAAAATACAATAAAAGCTACAAAAATAATTGGACTTATCCTGCATTAACTACTGAATTCAAAAAAGCGTGTTTAGATTCTGAACAGTCTGTCGATAAAAACACTTGACAATAAAACGCTATAACACATTGAAAATAAAGAAATTAACACTTGCATATATAAAAAATAATACTTATATTATACTATGTTTATAAGCAATTAATAATATTATTATTCAAAACAGACAATCAAAAAAAACGTTTTAAGTCAAGACGAATGCTTCAAGGTCGTCAGCAGTCTTTAAAAGTGGAGAACCTTTGCAATGTTAGTTGCATAAATTTAAAAAGAGTATATTATTATATGCTCTTTTTTTTTAGATAGGAATATCTAAACTTCCGTTTGATTTGTTTTTCTTTAATGATTTTTCTAAACGTTTTTTTAATCCTTTTGTATATTTGGAAGTATCTGGATTCCATATTTCGTCAGGTTCAACATCAAAACCTTTTGCCGGTTTTTCCATATCCTTAATATCCTTGTTTGAACTTAGTTTTATATTATTCTTCTTAGCTTGTTTCTCTGTATATGTATTTACATAGGCTCTGCAACCAAAATGATTTGGTGGATAGATTGCATTCCAAATTGGATTGCTTGCTTCTGCCACTATATTTTTAAGTGAGTTACATATTGTTGTTGTCCTACTATCTTCGATTACTTCATATTCCCAAATGTTTAATACTGAAGCTAATGATTTTTGTCTTTGATACCGACCTGAAGTTAATGCTCTGGTCATATTCTCTTGATAGATAAATTCTAATCTGCTTCTATCCAGTTTAAGTTTACTTGTTTTTCCAGTTTTAGGGTCAGTTACAGTTTTTTCTCCAGACCAACCATTGTCAGCTAATTTTTGTTCAAGATAAATCCCAACTTGTTTTTTGGTCATACCTTCATCGATACCTTTTTGAACTCCGTCATAAATAATTTGTAATATATCGGCTTGAACAACTTTAGCAACAGTAAACATTCTAGAGTGCATTTCAAGGGCTATATATTGCCACTCTTCCCAACTCCAAGTAATTTTCAAGTCTGTTTTCTTTTCCCAATATTCTAATGCCATTGGTGGAGGTGTATCAAAAATATCTTTCAAGTTAGAATCAAAAGGCTCTTTAAAACTAAGGACTGTTTCAGAACTTGATACTTTTATTCCTAATGGTAAATATTCGTTATTATAACTATCATAATTTGATTGATTATAATATACTTTGTTATTGTGAATATCATAAAGCAAGGTATCTTGTGGAATTTCATTTTTAAATTTACAAGGAATTAGAAACAAATTATCATTATAATTTAAAAACCCTAAATTAATTAATTCTTTTTTCATATCTTTTTTTCTCCATTTACAACACCATGAAGGAAAGTATTAAAATATAGATTTTCTAATTTGCTTGCAAAAGTATCTGCTAAAGTATCGTCATCTATATATTTAATTATTTCATTTTGAATTGATTTGAAGGACTTACCAGACTTTATAAGGTTTTGAACTCCGTTAATCATGTCATCAATTAAATCATTAATTTCTGTTTTGCCGTCCCAAGAGTCTATTACATCTTGAATTTCTTCGAAAGCATTATTAATTTTTACTTTCTCTTTAAATTCAATATCATTTTCAGGAGCATTCATTATTTGTTGTGGTGCGTTTTGAACAACATCGACTATATCAAACTCGTCTTGCTGTAAATGAAAGTTATTTTCATAATATTTCTTATTGAATTTTACGCCAGTATTAGCCAAGATTGAAGTTTTATTAGCTTCTTCGATAGTTGCCTTAGGTTCAGGGAACATTTCCAATTTAGGCAATGTATCTTGGTTTTCTACAATAAAGTTTTTCTTTACTAATAATTTGATTATGTTGTTCCAAAACTTTTCAATTATTCTTATATCACTTTTTACAAGGAAGTCCATTATTTGCAAATGTGTTTGGCTTGCTGCATAAGAACCGACGTTACCTATTTCAGTAGTTAGTGTTTGTGATAATATTGCTTTAGATATTTCAATATTACTAACTCCGATTAAATTATTATATACATTAATTGTAGATTGGTTTGCTCCATTTATCAAATTAATTTTCATTTGTTCTTTTGTTATCAATACTCCGCTTTCTCTTGCAGAAATTAATTCACTTTCAATATCATCTAAGGTATCGTCATCTATTGCATTCCCTACTTCAGCATGCCACAACGGAGAACCAAATTTTTCCGCAAATTTAATCCAGTACTCAAATGCAGCATCTTTAAATTTCACAGGATAATAACATTTTGAAAGTAATGCTTTGCCTAAAGAAGTATTTCCGTTTGACACTATTATTAACTTATCTGGACTAACTAATTTCTTATCTTTACTAAATGATTTTGTTCTATGGTAAACTAAACCGTCTTTATCAATTTCAAACCATGAATGAGGATGTTGAATATAATCTGTTATTGTCCAATAATCAGATGTAATTTTCCATACTAATTCAATTGGAACCCAACCGTATAAAATACAGTCTATTATTTTTTCATTTTCATTTGCAATATCATATTCTTTAAATACTTTATTAATAAATTCAGCTATTTCAGGTCTAACTCCATTCATTAATAATTGATAATTCATTGATAACGAAGCAGATTTTCTTGCTTGTACTGTTGCATGTACATGAGAATCATCTAGTAACCTAGACAGCTTCGTGTAATCTCCGTTTAATTCTCTTAATATTTGGTCTGAATAATCATTATTCTTTGTTAAATTTTTAAACCTATCAAAATCACTTTTAACAGTTTTCAATGATTTCAATAATCGTTTCTCTGCTATTGAATTAACTACTTTGTTTAATCCAATATTACGTTTGAATAAATTTCGTAACATTTTACTTTACCTTTTTTTAATTAATGAATTTGATTTCAATCTTGAACTTGTTCTTATTAAATTCTTATTACTTCCAATCATTCCCTTATTTTTTACTATGAACGCAATTGAACCGGCATCAACTTGGTCTTTGTGTGTCGAATCTGGAAACCCTAACAGCTCTTCTTCATATTCAGTCATAAATGATTTATTTTCTGGAAAGAAACATTGTTCATTTTCTATTGCCATTACAAAAGGTAAAGAACGGATTACTTTATCACCATTTGCTGGTATAGGCGTTGCTGTCATTCCAGAAGCGTTTACTTGATCCACTAAAGATTGTTGAAATTGTACATTTTCTATAGCAAAAAATTGAACTCCATATAAATCTTTTGCTTTTTTTAATGCAGGTAAATGTTCAGCTCCAGAAAACTTTTCTCTTATTTGGTCTATTAATAATAATTCTGCCTTAGGAGTAAACGCCCAAATTTGTACAACTGTAAAATCTGCTGTTTCTGTTTGTGATATTGCCAAATCAACCGAAGCAAATACAAGGCAATTTTCTTTAGGATATCTAACTATTTCAGTCTTTTTATTCAATATATACATCTTATCATTTTCGTTATAATATCGAAATGATTTTTTCTTAAACAGGTTTCCTTCTAATGTAATAGGTGTTTGCTTTATTTGTGCATTATATCCGTATAATTTCAATGTATCAAAAAGACCTTTAAGAACTTTTTTATCTAATCGTATAGGGTCTAACAATCCACCTTGCTTTTTATAATGTTCTTTTAATTCTGGTGGTTTTACTGCTTCGCTTAACTCAGCAGGTAAACAGATATGATTTACATTGTCTCTTTCTATAAATATTGAAGTTGGGTCTTGTTGATGTAATCTTTGCATAACTAAAATGAACGCAGAGTTTTTCTTATCTGTTACCCTTGTTGGCAATGTTTGTTCTATATATCTATTAGCTCTAAACCTCGCTATTTTAGAAAAAGCATTTTCTACTGATAATGGGTCATCTATTATTATTATATCTCCGTGATTTCCTATAATCGTACTGCCTACACCTACTGCATATCTATATCCGCCTTGTGTTAGTGCATAATCATTTATTCTATTCCTATCTTGTTTTATCCTAAATTCGGGATATTGTTCTTTGAATTTTTCAGATTGTATTAAGTCTCTTGACCTTGCACTAAATTTATTAGCTAAGGGTTGGGCTTCTGATACTGTGATAATCTTTAATTGCGGATTAATTACCCAACACCATACAGGAAAGATTATTGAAACGATTGTACTCTTTGTTGTTCCGGGTGGAATATTTATTACTAAGTCTTTCTCTTTGTCTTCTCGCTTAGATACTTTAAATAATATGTCCTGTAATTTCTCACACAAATATTTTATATGCCAATTATCTACTAATTTTATATCTGGTTCTACTACGTTCCAATAATCTAAGAAAAAATGGTAATAAGATTCTTGGTGCATTGACCTATCAAGTTCTATTTCAGCTTGTTTGTCTGTAAGTAATATGTCAAGAATTTGCTTCATTCAATTCTTTTGTTTTACCGAGAAATTTTTTAAGTATCGCCTTTTCTTCTAAACTCATTTCGTTTAATGCAAGCTGTAAATTTTGATTATTTTGTTGTTGCAAATAAAGATTATTTTCTGTTTTCTTGTTATCATAATTATTATTGATATTGACTAAAGGTTTATTTGAGTAACCTCGATTTCCACCTTTCTTTAAAAGAACCCATTTTGCAGTCTCTAAGTCTCCGTTTGACAATGATTCTCTTATTACGCTTTCTGCCAAATCCAGAACTTTAATATCAATTGATTCTTTAAGCTCTGCCAAATCTTCATATTCTGCTAAGTAATTTTTAACGGTCTGACAAGAACAATCTAAGTGTTTTGCTATCTCTGAAATATAACCGTCATTCAATACAATTGCTTCAGCAAATTTTTTCTTTGAATACTTTTTGGTTCTGGACATTTTTTTTAATTTTTCTACTTGTATATTATCTAAAAAAATCTTATATTAAACTATTGTAACACATTGATAAGGAATAACTTATGAAAATATTCACGTCATATTTTGGTAACTTGAAGAATATAGATACCACAAAATATAATCCTATTGCAATTTGCTTAAAGCCACCTTATTGGTTTGAAGGGCAAAACTTAAAAGCAATTGCTCCAACGTACCATACTTTTATTTTAAAAGATGAGTTTGAATATACTTTATCTTTTAAGGAACAATTGAAGCAATTAGAAGCGAAAGAAATATATTCAATCTTGCAAAGTCTTTCAGACGGTAAAGATGTAGTATTACTTTGTTATGAAAAACCTAACGACTTTTGTCATAGGCATTTAGTTGCAGAATGGTTAAATGCCGAATTAGATTTAGATATAAAAGAACTTGCGAAAATGAAGAAAGAACTATTATCATTGTTTTAAGCATTTAATATTTTACCGTCTTTTTTTAACCAGTAAGCCAAAGCAGATTTGTAGTCTTTGAACAGTTTTTTATTTTGATACAACAGTTTGTATTTGTATTTGCCGTTATTTAAAGGCATTCTATTTGTAAGTTTAAATAAGTTCCTATATTTCATGGAAGTATGGGCGTTTGTAAATACTGCCGTCTTAAACCCCGTGTTATACCACAGAGTATCTTCGTTATATTGTTTAAGAAAAGTTTCTGTTAAGCATAATGCTAATATTAGCTTGCTCAATCTTTTATATCTGCTTGTAGGAACACAAGGGTCTGCAAATATTCTTGCTATATCATCATGATATTTAAAACCAAGCGAAGTTTCAACTTGAATTAGACCTATTACTTTTCCATCTATGAAAATTAAATATGGAATACCACCTTTTGTTGCATCAGCTTTTTTTACCCAGAGTAACCTGTAATGATTAGCGTGTTTTCGTTCTATTTCTTTCAATACAATCTTAGAATTTATAGTGATAACATCTTCGAATTTAAAAAGTTCGTATTTAGGCTGTTCAGTTGGGAATTGAAATTTTCTTGAAACTGATATTGTGGATTCTTTATAATTAGAGTATGTTAATAGGGAAGAGTTAATTTTGTTATTATGTTTAAATACTATTTTGTAATTCGGAAGTTGAAGTTCATCTATAGATCTGTAATAAACTATGCACTCTTTTTCATGTAATAAGGCTAAAGAATTAAGGGTTTTCTCTTCGTCAATAACTGTGAATTCTGGTGTATCAAAATCAAAGTATTTTTCTAATTGTTCGAACATTTTATCATATCCATCCGCCCAGTATGGAGGGTCAAAAAATACAAAATCACCTTTTCCACATTCCTCAATCAATTTAATTGCATCAATCCCTCTGAAATCTAATTTTCCAAGCGTACTTGCAAAACTCAATAATTTGCTCTTTATTTGATTATAGTACATTTCAGTATTATTAACTGCTTCATTATTTAGACTTCGATAATATCTGTGATGATTTTTTTCTAAATTATTTGCAACTTCTAAAAAGAAAATTACTGCTACGGCATAATCAATTGGAGTAGTCTTATCTTTAAAGAATGGAAATTGTTCTAATAACTCTGGTCTATATTCAACTTGAAATTTTTTATTTATCAAACCAAAACCAATTGCTCTTGAGTATAATGAAATATCAGTAGAAATAATTTCTATATCTGGACAAATATTGGATATAGCTTTTTCAACTCCAAAATTACCAGAGAATAATAGAAAAATACGTTTTGGTTTAATTCTTTTAATTTCACCAATTAAATATTCTAAGAGTAGTTTTGGGATTGTTCCTAAAAACATTTCAATCGTCCTTATTATTCAACTGTTCATTAGCGAGTTCAATCATTCGCAATATTGCACTACCATTTGATTTGATGTTTTCATTCTTTTTAACTTTTAAAATAGCTTGAACGAATTTGTCCCAATATTCAACACTTGTTGTTCTTATTTCGTCCGATGGTTTGATTGAAAGGTCTTGTGCAATTTTCTCCATTCCTTTATCATATTCTGCAATATCCTCAGGCAAGAATAAAACTGTTAATTGCTTCGAAGCTCCAATCATAAAGTTTAGAGATGAATATTCTATTTTGTGTAATTCGTCATCTAATCCTGTTGCAAATTTAAGTTCTATATCTTTGATTGATTTGAATAACTCAGCTAATATTAATTTATCGTCTTCGCCTGTTAAAGCGTTAAAAGATAATTGTTTTGATATTTTTTCATCGTTTGAATTTGGATTGTCTAAGAAACACATAATTGCTTTTAGACCTGCGTCTTTTGCCCCTTGTACTCTGTGCGAACCATCTATTATTCTATATTTCTTTACATCTTCATCATAATAAACTAAAGGAGCAGACTTTAATGAACCCTCGTTTTTAATATTATTTACTAGTGTTTGAAATTTCTCTGGTTTAAAATAGCGAGCATTCTTTTTCTGTGCAATTAAGGAATTTGGATCTAAGATTACAATTTCTGGTAAGCCTAAACTCTTTAAAATAGCATTGATTTCTTTTACTTTTTTTTGATTGTCAGCCATATTTTTATCCTAAATAGAAAGAGCGGAGTTAAGGACTTGAACCCTATTATCAATCTTGGATAGATTGCTCATTAACCTGTTATGATAACTCCGCTTTGAGAATTAATTCAAATGCAAAATAGAGAACAGAAAACTAAAAATGCAAAAGTGTGAGTTTCTTTTTTCAAATAGTTTTTAACGGTTTTTAGTGGGTAAGCCAATTTTATTTTTTTATTTAAAATATAAAGTAATGGTATAGCAAGGGTTTTAGAAGATTTTAAAACTGAATATGAAAACCAAGTCAAAACAAAGGGAGGAAGTCGCTTTAGAAGTTCCTTTGTTTAATATCAATATTTGCATTATATTTTTTCACTTAAAATAAAATTATTATGCCAGTAGTAGAAAATTGGGTAGAAGTATTTAAAGTAGGAACTCAAACCGATTCATTAGGTAGGTCAAGAGATTTTACCGAAGAGATATTAGATAGTATTATTGACGAATACAATGCGAGACCGGAAACAGAAAGGAAAGCTCCAGTTATTAAAGGACATGAAGAAACAGGGCAACCGAAATTTGGTGAAGTATTAGAATTAAAAAGAATAGATGATACTATGTACGCTTTGGTTCAATCGTCAAATGAAGAGTTTATAAAAGATGTTCGTAACGGAGAGTTTGATGCAGTTTCTATCGCTATTAATGAGGGAGATACGTTCCGACATTTAGCAGTATTAGGGGCAGAAGACCCAGCTGTAACAGATTTAGAACCTTTTACTCTTTCAAAAGAAGATACAGTTGAAAGTATGAACTTTAAAAAGTGTGAGTTTACTGATAAGGTTAAGAGTTCAAAAAGTAAATTTAAAGATACTAAGAAAGAGTTAATACCAACAATAAAAAATATCACTCTTTCTGATTTTCTTGAGTTATTAAATATTCATGGTATAAGTATCAATTACTATCCTAATGATAGGTTCTACTCTAAGAGTAAACCATCAGAAAAATATTTTTCTAAGAATTATATTGAGAAATGGAATTACGCTGTGAATGTCCCTATAAAAGATTTAACTAAAGACCAGCTAATAAAAACTTTAGAAGGCGCTAATGGATATGAAAATAAAAAAGATAATATTTCAAATAAACAATATGAGGAAGGTTCAATGGAAGAGAAATTAGCTCAACTATTTACCGAATTGCAAGAAGAACTTACTACATGGTCTGAAGAGACATTTAGTCCAGAAGTAGCGACACAGTTCTCAAGTAAGTTTTCTGAAGTCAAAGAAAATTACATTGCTAAAATTATTTCTGCTTCAACAGAAGATGGAACAGAAAAACCAGAAGATGTTTCAGCTAATTCAAATAGTGCTGTTAATCAAAATGGATTTTCAAACTCAAACAATCCTGAATTCGAAAGAATGCAAAAACGAATTGAAGAGCTTGAAACAAAAGATAGAATTGCAGGATTTAATGAAAATATTAATTCCTTAGTTTCAAAAGGAATTTTAGAGCCTAAGCAAAAAGAGTCCTTGTTTAACTTGTTGAATGCTACACATACGCTTCCAGTTTATAAATTTTCAAAAGGTGGAACAAATTCAGAAGCGACTGTTAATAAAATGCTTTTAGAATATACTGAATCATTTGGTTCAAGATTATCAGAAGGTCAAGAATTTACAGAAGGTACTAACATGCCAACTATTGAGAATAGATTAGAAGGTGAATATGAATTTACTCAAAAAGTAAAACAATACGCAGATGAAAACAAATTGAGTTTTAGAGAAGCATACAAACAATTTAAAGAAAAAGAAAATATTAATAAATAAGGTTAGAAAAATGCCACAGTCAAGAATAGACAAAATGAATGCTATTGAAAGACCTTTGCTAAGAGAATTAGCTCAAGGCTATTCAAATAATGAACTTGTTGGTGAGAACCTTTTTCCTACTGTTAAGGTTAGTAAGGTAAAAGGACAAATACCAATCTTTGGTAAATCTGCATTCAGATTGCCAGACCAAACTGTCAGAGCTGCAAATGCTCCTTCAAATAGAATATCAAAAGAGTTTTATGATTTGGATGATTTCAGATTGAAAGAAAGAGATTTAGAATATCCAATTGATATTCAGGAAATGGAAGAAGAGAATGACATTTATAAAGAAGAAGAAATTGCAGCTGAGCAAACGCAAGGTAAATTACTTCTTAAAAGAGAAAAAGAGTATGCAGATTTAGCTCTTGAGTCAAGTTTGTATCATTCAGATTTGAAAATAGATGTTTCTGGTGCAGGAGATAAATTTGACAAAGATACATCAACTCCAATTGATGTATTTAGAGACGCTGTAAATGCTGTAAAAAAATTCATTGTTAAAAAACCAAATATCTGTGTAATCCCTACATTGATACTTGAACAGTTATTAATGAATAAACAAATTAGGGATTATATTTCAGACCCAGTTACTAAGAGATTGACAACAATTGAGGATTTGCAAAAACTATTTGGAATTACTAAAATTGTTGAAGGTGGATCTTTATATGTTCCGAATGCTGAAACTAATGAATTTGATTACTTATGGGGAAAATCTGATATAGTGATGGCTTACGTTCCAGAATTGGCTGGTGGTGAAACTCAAGATTCAAGAAGAGTTTCTTATGGATACACTTTTGAACATGATAAATATCCTTATGTTGACCAATATGATGAGAATGGTGGAAAGACTACGCTAATTAGGAATACGCATAAATATGCTATTAAGCACGTAGCCGTAGATGATATAAATTCATCAAATCCTAAATTGATTGCAGGTGCTTTAATTCGTAATTGTTTAACATTATAATAGGAAAACTAAAATGAGTAATAATCATTCAAAAACATACATACCATTATCTCACAAAACCTTGATTGCAGGGGATGAAATAACATCTTGGAGATTTGTCGGATATGATGGGAAGTTATCAAAATTAGGTGGGAACATTGCAGGTATTCCAGAAGATAATGCCGAATTAGGCAATGAATTTAGTGTTGTAAATTTGGGTTCTTGTATTGTAAAATCTGCAGGAGCAATTGTAAAAGGAGATAGAGTAATCTCTAACGCAGACGGAGAAGCAATATCAATTGGAAATGCGGAATGGAAAAACAATGTAATTAAGCCAACCGATGAGACAAAGGCTTCGGATGATACTTTGGCAGACGATACTGATTTGAAATTTTCTATAAAAGAAAATGAAACAGTAACTGCAAGATTTGTATTAGCCGTAGAGAATTTGAAAGCCGGTACTCAATCAATTAAATTGAACTTAAATACACCAGACGGAGCAACTGTATTAGCTTCTGTAGATGGAGCTTCCCAAATTGACTTTTCAACTCCTGCAACTGTATCATTAACTACAACACAAAAGAAAGATATTGTTATTGAAGCGGTAATAACAAATAGTACGACTTCAGGGGAAGTTGCTTTGCAATGGGCTCAAAACTCAAGCGATGCTTCAGGGATAAAGATATTAGAGGGTTCAAAAGTAGAAGCAAATCCAGAGGGATTATTTACAATGAATTCTGTAATTGCTGAAGAGACTGTCTCAAGTGGTGATTTTCTCCGTGTTAATCTATAATAATTATGTCAGCTCTGGAAATATTTTGTTCAGTGTCGGACTTGAAAGATGAGTTCGGCACAAAAGAAATAACTCGTTTATCGGATATTGAAGCAACTGATAGAAGAGAAACACCAGTATTAAATGAAGATTTAGTTTATAGATATATTGAAAAAGCAAGTGAGGAAATCATATCAAAATTAAAAGGTTCGTATGATTTCCCACTTTATGAAAAGTCTGCTATTCTTAATGATGTTTGTGTTGTTTTAACAATGGTGAAATTACAAAGGAGAGTTCATGCAATAAAGCAAAACTCTTCTTTAAATATTAGATACAACGAAGTCAAGGCAACACTAAACAAATTAATGACAGGAAAGATTAAATTAACTGAAAGTTCAAGTGAATCACCTTCATTGATAAAAGTAACAAAACAGCCATTTGATTTTACAAAAGAGAATTTAAAAGCACTTAGGAAAACATGAGCATAACATATTCAACAGAAGAAAAAGAACAAGTATTGATTGAAAAACCTCAAAATGAATTAATCGAGGATTTAATTATTGATATTTTGAAAGCAAATACTGACTTGAATGTTATTCCATATCCAGAAGACATTGCTGAATATTCTTTATCGAGTGATGCAGAAATATTAGTATTCATAGCAAGCAAACAGTATAAGAAGAAAAATGGAGTTATGACTGCAGTTGACCATTATGGAGAGATTACTCTATACTCTAAATATAGAAGAAGTGAAAATATTAATTCAATTAACAATTTGTCAAATTATATAGAAAAGTTTTTACATAATGTTCAATTAGAAAATATTGGATTAGTAACACTTTCATACTCTGAACCAGAAGGATATGACGGAGAATTGCAAGCTTACATTTGGAAAGTAAAATTAGTAGTAAATGACGTTTTAATAAAAGGAATAAGATAATGAATTCAACATTATTTGCATTAAACAATTTAAAAAATTCACCACTTGAACTATCAAAAATACGAACTGTGAAAGCCGAAGATATAGTATTAAATACAAAAGAATTATCAATCTATGGTATAACTGCTTTATACAGAGCATTAGATAATTTAGACAATAGTATTATTTCGGTTAAGAAAGCTCTGGGAGATAATAAAGTCAATTGGTTAGATGTTATTCATGGATATAATACAATCAACTCGATTTCTAAAATCATATTAGAAAAAGAAAGAATTAAAAAAGAGTTAAATGATTTGCAAGAACATGAAATTATTAAAATTGGTAAAAGGTTTGGCTCCACCGTATTTTTAATTGCAAGTTTATTTGTAAATATAGAAAGAACAGAGAATAAAAGAGGCATTGATAACTCTGTAAAATTAGTAGAGACATTTATTAAAGAAACTCCAACTGTAAAAGGATTGTTTACAGAAGATGGTATTACAACTGATTTAATGCTGTCATTGATTAATATTTTTCAACCTATATATTCAAAAATGAGTGATGTTATTGATGAACTTAATGATATGACAAAAGAAGAATGGATTGAATTAGGAGCCAAAATCATAGAACTAATATTAAATATTTTATAGAATGGATAATACTAAAATAGACATATTTTCACAATTAGGTATTTCGCAAGGTACAGATTTGAACCATGCTATAAATCGCTCACAATTAGATGTTGGAGATGGTTTGTCTGTTTCTTGGGATTCACTCAAAAGAAAAATAATATTTAGTTTGGAACAAGTAAATACATCAGATGAAACTGTTGTAATATCTTATTTAACTTCACATAAAACTAAACTGAATATAGAAAGTGCATTTCTGCATAATGAAAAAACAAATGCAAGAATTGTATTAGAGGCTTCAAATAATGCAAGCAAAGACTTAGGAGAGATAGTTAGTTTAGGTTCTAATACCACTATTAATTTTGATAAAATAAAAGGTCGTTGTTTTACAGTAATTTCAACAAAAGGCTCTTGGTTTTCATTGATTAATAATTACTCTACTATACCAAGTAATTCTAAAAAAATCGAAACAGACAAAAAAGATATAAAGGAAGTTGTATCTGCAACCTTTGTTTTAAACGAAAATTTAGTTTGGAAATTAGTTAATTATGAAAAATTAAATAGAGACGGTTGCTCTTTATACTTATGGGAAACTTGGGGTAAGAAATCTACTGCAAGTATTCCATTAAAGACACATGACCCGAATGAAGAAATAATATTAGAAGCAGATAAGCAACATTTCTATAAAGTAACAGTAAAAGGAAAATTCTCAAAACATATATTAGATAATTCTGCTAGTTGGGATTATTCTGCTACTGGTTTGTTTGTTTTCTTATTGTCTAAGAAATTTATAGGAGACCCTTGGACTTATTCTGAAGCAAAGCACAATGCTTATGATAGTGGTGATTATATAGAAGTTGATTCTGAATTTATTGCATATACAGAAGATGATTTAATAGTTGCTCCAATTTATTCGCACAATAATATTCAATCTGCACAAATACAACATTCAGCAATTCAAAACCATGATAGATTTGAATTAGAGACTGAAATTTTTAAGATATGTAAAACAAAATATTTCAAAACTTTTGATATTCCTGAAACAATTGGATTAGGAGATACATTCACTTATACTTCATCAGATTTACCTTTTGATGGATATTATAAAGTTGATGTTTTTGTAGCGTGTGAAGAAAAAGAAATTACAGGTGCTACTAATCTGAATCAAACTCAAGCAAGAACATTAACAATCGAATCTAATAGTGATTTGTATTCTGTTTGTGATGTTTCTAATATTCATACACCAATGACTAATATACATGATATGTTAGTTTTTAGCTTGCAAGGTTCAAGAATTATAAAAGCTGAAGATGAAGGTAGTGGTAGAAATATTAAAGCAAAAGTTTATATGCCAGTTGGATTGAATAACAAGGTTAATCACGGATATATGAATATTAAATATTTAGGTACAGAAGAAACAACATTTGATATAGGATAAATATGGGAATTCCAACAAAAATAATAAATGTAGCAAGTCCAAAATGGCAACCATTAAAAATGGAAAAAATTCTTACGGATAACGACTTTGAAAACGCAGATGTAGAAAGTCCTATTAGTATAATTACAAATAGTAAAAAGGATATATTATATAAATATAATACAACTGGAAAATTCAAAGTTCAATGTTTGAATGAAAGTATTATAGGAATACAAATATTGTCAGAAGGTGCCGTAGATGGAACAATAAAAATAAGTTCGAATTCAGGATTGAATTTAGAAGAATATCCAAATGGAGCTATATCATTTTCTCTTTCTGGTGGAACAAGCGAAGCACCAAAGTCCGAAACAATAGCAGTTGATATGATAATTCCGGGCTTGTATTATATTATAGAAGTAACTGCAAATACAAATAATTATTCAATAAATGTATTAAGGTAATTATGAAGTATTATTCTTATAAAAGTTCAAGTGGTGGCGGTGGAGGTGGTGGTTCTTCTACATGGTCAGATATTACAGGGAAGCCCTCCACTTTTCCGGCAACACCAGAAACAGTCCAAATATTTGACGAAAATGCAACTATTAATAACACTACAAATAAAATAGACTTTGCAAATGGTCGGCATGTATTCATTAAAAGAAATGGAGCTTCAGGAAATCTTACATCAGATGTATTCTTAAATGCAGTCGTTGGTTATAATGAAGAATTAACAATAGAAAATGTTGGAGTGGATAATTTTGAATTTACTTTTCAATCTGGGGAAATTGCAGGTCAAAGTCCAATAGTTATTTTGCCGAATAAAATTCTACGTTTAGAAGTAGTGAAAATGAATAGTAAATTAATATGGTCTCATGCAATCGTTGAGGCTGTTTGATGTTAGGCGTTTCTCTAAATACTTCAGGATTAGTTGCAAAATTATTAATGAATGGCAACGCCAACGACTGTTCCGGTAATGGAAATGATTTTACAATAGTAGGAACTCCAACACTCATCTCTGATGAATATGAAAGAGCAAATGAAGGATATACATTTTCAAATAATCAGTATATAAAAAATGACACAAATAATTTAATAAACTTGAACTCTGATTATTCGATATTAGTGAGGTTTAGTTATTCAGGTCATATAGGAGATACTCGACAAATTATTAATATTAGGAACACTTCTAATAATAAAGGGATTGCAGTTTTAGAATCTTGGAACCCTACTTATTCTGGAAAATTATATATATCAAGTAGCGGAGATTCTGGAAGCGGAAGTACCAATACAAATGGAAGTTTTTTAACTGGATGGAATACGCTTGCATTATCATGCAAAGGAGATGTAATATCAATTTATTTGAATGGTTTGTTTGTTGGAACTACAACGAGATATGATGTAAGCAACTCCGTTGTTAGAATTGCTTATTGGAATAACAATCCAACTTATACAGATAAAATCACAGAAGTATTACTTTATCAAAGAGCGGTTACGGAAGCCGAATATCAAATTTGGCGTTTAAATTCTCAATTATTAGAGGCATAAATGAAATATTACAGAAATATAAAAAACAATTCAGTTACTAAATTTGCAAATGATTATGATTTAAGCAAGTACCCAGATTTCAAGGAAATAAATGAGGCAAGTTACAATTTCAAAAAATCATACCCTCAAGCTGTATTTGTAAATAATGAGTATGTTCTTCCAGAAAAATCATTTAATGAACTTAAAGCTGACAAACGAATATTATTAGAAAATTGGTTTAAAACACAATTATCTAACAACTTTACTTTTAATGGTAATGAATTTGAATTAAGCAAAAATAAAGCAACCGATATTGCACAATTAAAAGGTGCATTGGATTTTAATATAGCAAATGGTGAAACGGAAGAAGAGCAAGTAATCAAGCTAACATCTATTCAAAATATTCAGATAAATTTCACATATTCAGAATTTATAAGTTTTGGTTCTTTGTATGGAAAAACACTAACATCAATAATTTTTGAGTATAAGAACAAAAGAAACAGTATTGAATTAGCAAATAATGAACAAGAATTGAATTTAATTTCAACATGAATACTAAAAACGCCATAGGATATTTAATATTAGAAGAAAAGAACGGAATACCTTCTGAAGATAGATGTATTGAAGCAAGCCGTTTGTTTTCACTATTTACTAAGTCATTACAAGACAAAGAGTATAACATTGGTTGGATATTACACCCAGAAAATAATAAAGGTGCTTTAATAATTACTGAGGAATTATTTTTTATACAAAGAAATGTCAATTCAGAATTATATCCTTTTTTAAAATACATTGAACCAGAAATTAATATTAATGAATACAATTCAATATTAACAAAGTTATTGAAAAAACAATTAATTACTATTTCTGATACAATGCCAAGTTCATTAATCATTTTAGAAAATTATTATATGGAGTCTAATTCATGGTTCAGCCAAAAATCGAAAGAATTAATATGATTGAGATAATAAAAGAATATAAAAATGAAGTTGTAACTGTGTCTCTATTCATAATTGTATGGTTTAAAGATAAGATTAAACACACCCTTAAAAACACAAAAAAAGAAGCTAAAGAACAAGCAGATATGAATAACTCTTTTAAAAATTTAAAGAAAGAATTAGAAGTAGAAAAGGGTTCTAATGGTAAAAGAGATGATAAAATTGAAGAGATTGAGAAATCAATTCATACTCTAGAAGACAAGCACAATAGAAGATTAGAATTCTTAGAAAGCAGAGAAACTGAAAATAAAATATTACGCAATTTTTGTGAAGAAGGGATTAAATCTATTCACAATTTAGAACAAGGTTTAAGTACGCTAACAGAAACAGTTAAGGGTATCAAGGTAGGAATGGTAAGAGAAAAAGAACTTACTGATATGAAAATTAAATTAGCAAAATATGAAAATAAATAGGTGCAAGAAATGAAAGTGTTTAATTCATTTGAGAAAGAACAAATTTTAAAATTATTTAAAAGTTTCATCTTGGAAAACAAAGACTGGGTAGTGAATTTATTAGTAAAGCAAGAACCAAAATTAGAACCTGAAAAATCTGAAAAACATTATGATAGAGTAAGGATTAATTATTTGATTTTTATATGGGTAATAGGATTAAGTCTAAATATTCTTACTAAGAATTATCAATTATTTATTGATTATTCAATTTTCGCATTCATCATTTTAATAGTAGCAACAGCAGATACAATTCAATTTTTAAGGGACAAATATTATGCACCAGAATTTAACACTTTTAAAGGTTTTAAAGATAGTCCTAGAGCAAAGAGCCTTTGGCTTATTTCTACTTCTATCATTATCTCTGCTTCAATTATTGCAGGAGCCGGAACAATCACGTTCACAAATAACAATCAGAGTACCATTCAAAAACCAGAAATTAATTTGCTCTTTGAAGGAGACACAAGCAAAGATACAAGCAATTACTCAATTGAACCTATTGAGTACAAAGAAGAGTAATAGTTTTATAAATTCTTTAATTAATGATGTAGGGGATGTAGGAGAAATAAACAGCTCAAACTCTGATAACAAGGATATTACAAAAATGAATAAAAATATTTATGGAAGAGACTCTATTCCTTGGTGCGGAACATATATTGGGCAAAGAGCAAAAGAAAATAATATAGCTCCCAATCCATACTCAGCGAGGGCAATTGATTATGCAAATTCAGAAAGCTACACTATAAAACAAGTGCTATCTGGAAATGTAGATTTAGAAGAAGGTTGGTTCGCAATTAAGGATAGGGTAGGGGGGAACCATGTTTCAGTAATATTGAAATATGATAAAGAAAATAGAACAATTGATGTGATTTCTGGTAACTGCGGAGATTCTGTTCGAATTCAAAGAAATGTAAAATTATCATTAACAAATAGGTTTGGTTATACTCGGTTTACAAAGACATATTCAAATAATAAAGATTTAAGGTTGAAAGATTTTCAAATAGGTATTGCAAGCTATTATTCAGATAAATATGAAGGTATGAAAACAGCGAATGGAGAAATATTTTCTCAAAGTAAACTAACAGTTGCAAGTAACAAATATAAATTTGGAACAAAATTAATTGTATTCAATCCAGAAAATAAAAAGTCAGTAATTGTAAGGGTTAATGATAAAGGCGGTTTTGATAAATACGATAGAATTATTGATATGAGCAAGGCTTCCGCTGACTCTATCGGCATTTTGAACAAAGGAATAGCAAAAGTTTTTATACAAGAAATTAGGTAAACAAAATGAAAAAAATCATAATAATAATCACAATTCTTTTATTCTCTTGTTCTACAACTGAGTTAGTAAATTTCACTAAAGAAGCTATTAAAGAATATCAAAATGGAGAAATAGTTTATGAAAAGACTAGAGTAACTTTTGATACAACTTATTGGCAAGAAGAGACACCAAATCCATTTGAGACTTGGAACATATTCAAGAAAGACCAAAATAGTGAAATAAAAAAAGGAGCATTTATATTAAAGAAAAATGAAAGTAATTCAGAAATCAATTACTCTGTATCAATAAATAATCTTGATTTCGGAGATACCATAATTAAGCCTAAAGAAACAATTAAAATTTCAATAGCGAAAAAAGGAATAGTGGAATATCAAGGGCTAAATAAACCAGAGCTAAAAATATACAACAGTCAAGGTTTTACAATTGAACTTTTATATAGCAAGGAACTTGTCAAATACAAATTATATAGAGTTCCAATAATTTATGAGATAAGAAAAAATAAAAAATTATTTTAAAATATTTATTCAATAATACAAAGAGGATAACATCATGGCAATGACAAAAGATGCTTATCAAAAACTCATGCTTATGCGTGGAGTTGGTGTAGCTTGGTTATGTAAATTAATCCCAGCAAATACCGACATTATAGTTTCAGGAGATACAACTGATTCTAGTGCGACTGTATCAAATATCAATGATACTGGCAATTTGAAAGCCGGAATGTCAATTACTGGAGCAGGAATTCCTGACAGTACAACAATTCAGTCAGTAGATTCTGCAACTGAAATTACTTTATCTGCAAGTGCAACAGCTACAGCAAGCTCTGTTTCCTTAACTTGTCAGTCAAGTTCAACATCAATATTTTATGCTTCTGGAGACTCAACAAACAGAATGCTATTTAATAACTGCGGAACAGACCAAGACGTTACTATTTCATTGTCTGAGAGTTCGACTTCATCGGAAGAAGAAAAAATCTCGATTGAAAGAGCAGACGGAACAGTATTTGAAGCAGTTAAAGAAAACTTAGTTATGAAAATTGATACTGGTGAGATTGTTTCAGGAGGCAGTGATAGTACAGGCGGAAAAAAAGGAAAACTTAAAATATCTGTTAATTCTGCAGATATGGATTCAAGTAATTATGCTGCATTTGCTGAAAAATTAGAAAGACTTATCGGTTCTAAATTTTTAATTTGTTTGCCCTTAGGTTTTTCAGGAGACAAGAAATATAAGGCTACGGGAAGTACGAATGCAGCTGTTTTTGCTTTCATGGTAGGAGAAATTTCTTCAGATGTAACGATAGGAGCAGGCGGATATGAAGTTAAAAGCGTTTCACTTCAATTTGATTCAAAAGAAATTTCAGGAGCAAGCGGAAGTGATTTTGATGCCATACAACTTGATGCAATTGTTTTACCATCTGCTAACGACGGAACTAACTTTACAGGTTCTTCTATTACTCCACCTGCATTAACAACAGCAGACGGCAATAAATTAATTGCAGGAAGAATGGTGATAAAATAAAATGACTTTTTATCAATATAAAACAATGGTTGAAGACGGAAAAGGAAAGGTAACTTTCCTTTTAGCCGTCTCTGATTCTCTTGAAGGACTTTTTGATTTATCTGAAGGTAATGAAGTTCATTGTTTTGATATGAAAGAAGCTAATGTAGATTTAGATGTTGGGAGTGGAGAATTTGCCAAAGATGAATTTTCTTTTGATTTACTTTACATACCAACAAAAACAAGTGATATAGATAAGAAAGCCTATTATTTTACTTTGGAAAGTCAAAATAAAAATAACAAAAGAAATATAGCAGTTTTTATAGAACCAACTTTTGAAGTAAATGGAACAACTTTAAAATCTGATAATGTTGTATTTATGGGACAGATAAATACAAAAATGTCGGCAGAAGATTTTAGATGGTATGATTTAGCTTATGGGAATTATATTAATCCTGATAGGAATTGGAAGTTAAAGTCATTTGATTTTACGACAGAAGTATTTGATGTTGAGTTAAAAGAACAGATTGATTTTTTTGTAAATAGAGGTGATGAGTTAAGTAACGGAGTAGGAACTAATGGAGATGGTCAGTATGGACGTGATTGGACTACTAACACAGCATATGCTAATTTTATAGAATGGTATAATGAAAATGTAAAAGATAGATTGGGATATTCGTTATATGACCAAGAATTTTATTATTACGAAGATGACAGCATTGTTGGACTTTATCCTGATAGTGAAGGTAGAAAATTTTCAGAAGTCAGATACTTGCATTTATGCAATTTTCAAGATTGTTTATTAGAGATATGTCGTTCAGTAATTGAAAGAAAACAATTAACAGGATTAGATATTGTTATAGATAATACTTCTTGCACTCAAAATTTTAATACAGTAGGTGTAAGAGGCCAAATTATTGAAAAAGCTAATGGAGAAGCAAATCAAAAAGGATATTATGTTAAAGCTCAGCACATGTATTGGGATGGTGCAGAAATGGAAACAAATAATACTACATTACCCATTAAATTTGGAAGTGGTGAAGACAGCTTTTTTATTAGTTGGACAAATTTTGACCCAAAAGAAGGAGATGAGAATTATTCATTTCAACAAAAAGGAACCTTGAGTTCAATTATTACTTGGATAGCTGCATGCTTTGGACTATATGCAAGATTTTATTATAGCAATGATGGGAAGTTACATATTAAGTTTTCTAATAGACAAATAATTTCTAAAGACTATGTAATGATAAGAGATGTTGAAAAGGCTGCAATAAATACAGAAAGTAAATTTTTAAGGAAAGAAAAACAAACTTTTTATGGTCAGACTAACCAAGCTTTAGCAGAAAAACCGACTGTAAAAAATAATTTATCGAGCTTTGAAATAACAACAGTTAAACAATCATTAATTGAAGATAGATTTAGAGAATTTGTTCCATCAGAAACTACTGAAAGCAACAAATTTGTTTCAGAGAAAGGGGCTAATAAAACATTATTAACAATAGGTTTACCATTGCTCAAACCTGAAAACTTATATGGAGATTGTGCTACAATATATGATTGGGCTGAAAGTGACGGAGACCCAAATACGCATTATTTTGAAGCAGGAACAGGGAATATTTATTCTGGAAATGGAGGAATAGACCAAAACGGCAAGCATTACGGTTTCCAAAAATATTTACCTTTCAATGCAATGCTTGTAAGAGGTTTGCCTACAACAGATGAATCATTTCCAACAAGAATATTAGATGGTGGATTTTTAGATACTCAATATTGGGATTATGAAGAAAAATTAGGTTGGTATGCTAATAATTTGATTTATTTGAAAAGGACTGAAAACAAAAATCTTAATGGTATTTCAAAAGAGAGGGATTATTACGAACCAGTAATCAGTATAGATAACCCAGAACTCGATAAAAATGGTACAGGTCAAGGAACGAGGTTTTGGTCAATAGCTGAAATGATGAATGAATACTATAAGGCACATGACGAGGAATATTATCAAACAGAATATACCCTAACAGTTCCTTTTTTAAATGGTTTCAAAAAATCTATAAATGGAGATAGTCCGTTAGATGAGACTGAAGTATTCAAGAATTTAGAAATCGGTTCGAAATTTAAAACCAAAGAAGACCGAACTAATCCGGCAACAGGAATTACTACTACTGAAGTATTTGAATATTTAGTTATTGGGATAAAAAGAAAATTCTCTTACCCAGAAACAACAATAAGATTACAATTAAAAGATAGATTTCCATTTCATGGTTCAATTAAAAATGACGGATCATTTCAATCAGGATTTTATACACCGCCTCCAGTAATTAATGAATTATTAAATGAAGTGATTATTGACTTTGAACTAACTGAAAACTGGAATGATGACATTGATAATACAATAGTTACTGGGACAAAATTCAATGAAGACGGTTACGAAATAGGGACACTTTATTATAAAGATATTACACACGGTTTAAAATTAATTGAAAATGAAAGTTTGAAGGTGGATATATCAGCAGTTGATAAAGATGATTATAATACTTCATTATTTGTTTGGGCTGAAATCATTGATAATCAAACTATTAGATTGTTTTCCATAAAAAGAAATGAAAATGCTGTAATACCTGCGAATGTAGGAACTTCTGGTGATATTATTGGCACAATGAAATTAACAAAAGTTGTTGGTAAACAGAACAATCAAAACAACAATATTTTATTAAGAATAGGAGCAAGGAATATTTCTTAATTATGGCATTTATTGATTATACAACATATAAAGATTTAAAAATTGATTTTAAATATTATGACAATGATTCTGAAACTAATGTAGAATTGTTTGGAATAGAGGTTTTATCACTTTTTTGCACTCCAGAAACAAACTTGAAAAGTGTTGCATCGCTTAGGTCAGTAAAATATTCTCACATTTTGGATAGTCGTTTCTCTTGGAAAGTGAAGTTACCAGTAAGTTCAGTAAAAACAAATAAATCATACTTAGTGAGAGCGTTTCTATTTGGTTCTAATTTCAACTTGAAAATATTTAAAGATAATGTTGGTAGTGAATATATACCTATTGAATGGGAAAGAGATAAACTAGAGAGTAACTTTGTGAATAACATTATTGATTTAGAGAATATAGATTTTGAATTTAAAATGAAAAATAGTTTAATATAATATGTCAGAAACTATAATAGCAAAATTAGGAGACCCAAACTTAAACCCAAGTTTATGGTCAAATCAAATCACATTTCAATTTATTGATAGTGTACAGTTATCAATTATTGATGAATTAGATGATACTTATTATTTGTTAATAGATTCTGTTGAAAATGGTTCTTTGTGGGAAGCAATACCAGTTATAGAAAAAAATCATTTTGGGAATGAAATAATTATCGGTTACAATTTAAAGTTGGAAGTAATACCAATAGCAAATCCTGGAGTTTTTAGAAATGTAGATAATCAGGGCGGAGAAAGTTTAAAGTGGTTAGATTTATTAGAAAAAATACAAAGTTCACCTCAATTGAATACTCTTACAATTATATTTAATAATAAAGTAATGAGTGTAGCAAAAGATAGCTTACTTATTAAATGCGAAAACAAAATGAGAATGGTCTGGAATCAATTTAATAACGAAAAAAGATTGTTTTATAAAATTACAATTAAAGGCTTTGCTACTAACAGGGAGTTAGAAAGTGGAGCTTTAAAATATTCTTAAGGATAAAAATATGGAAAACGAAAAACAAGTTTTACAAGATGTAGAAAATTCTGAACAAGCAAAAACATCTAAATCTATTGTGCTAAAAAGCAAGAATGAAGAATGGATTTATTCTATTGACAAAGTATCTGCTTTTAGTGCTTTAATGTCTGAAGAAATTTTAGATTTTAAAATATCACAAAGCCAAGATAAAGCTACAAGTTTCACAAGTGTTCAAGAGTCAGGCGGAGCCGAAGCAATGATGAAAATTGCTTCTTATTTAATTAGGAAGAAAAATAATGATGGTTTCATAGAAGCATTTAAACCGGGCATAACAGAGATAGAAGCATATAAATTCTTACAAAATCTTGATATTAAAAATTATAAATTAATGAAAGAGGTAGTCGTTGATTTTTTTACTTTCATGGATTTAAGTCAAAAACTATTATCAGTTTGGTCAAAAGAATTAAGTCCATTGAACAATCCGACCACATTGAGCTTGATGAAAATGTTTTTAGGAAATCCGAACTCAATGAATATGAAAGAAATGTTACCTTATTCAGAAGAGACGAACTGATTTATAGATTACAAAATAATATACGATTAGAATTACTTATAAATCTTTGCGAAGGAGACCCAACAAAAATGGAACAAATGCAAAATACATCATGGATGTTTGTATTTGACTCTCTAAAATACAAATTAGAACAAAGAATAGATTTTCTCAACAATCATAAAAAAGCATAATGGATTTTTCTGGAATAGAGTTTGGTATTAATTTCACTCCTAAGTTTGATAACAACAAATTAAAGAGTGGAATTAAACAATTTGAATCTGAACTTAAAAAAGTGCAGAAAATTTCTAATATTATTGATACAGAAGAGACAAAAAAAGCATTAAAACAATTCGAAAGCCAATTTGCTAAATTAAAAAAAGAAGCAAAATTCAAAGTAGATGGAGATACATCTGAAGCATTACAAAAATTAAAACTTCTAAATGAAAAAGCTAAAGAGTTTTCAAAAGGTGCTTCATTTGAAACTGAAATTGATTTTGATACAGAAAAATTTACTGCAGGATTAAAAAACTCAGCAAAGAACTTTGAATTGATAGGCAAAAATGCCGAAGTATCATTTAAAAATCAATTAAAAATAGCAACCAAATTAAAAGAAAAAGGGAAAGATAATACAGAAGAATATAAAAAGACTGTATCAACCTTAAAACAATTACAAGGAGTGATAAAATCAGCAAAAGACTCACAAGAAAAACTAAATTCAAGTGCAAAAACTTATGGTACATCTTTAAAAGGTTCTTTTGTAGAAATGCAAGCAGGATTACAATTAATTCAGCAAGTAAGTAATACAGTTCAACAATATACAGAGCCGTTTGTAGCATTAGATAAAAATATTAGAAACATTGGAACTTTAGGAGTTAAAAACTTCAGAGAATTTACTGATGAAGCTATAAAAACATCACAAGCATTTCCAGATTCTGCTGATAAAATTGCAGGAGCTTTGTATAATGCTATTTCTGGTGGTTCAATAAAAGTAACAGACGGAATGGCAGATATAGGTGAAGGTATGAACTTCATTGAAACTGCTTCAAAATTAGCCGTAGCAGGCTTAACTGATATAGATAGTGCAGTTGTTGGTCTTGGAGCGAATCTAAACGCATACGGCGAAGATGTGACGGAAGCAGGCAAATATTCTGACTATATGTTCAACATAGTTAATAGTGGTGTTACATCTATTGAAAAATTAAATACAAGTATGTCAAATGTAGTTCCAACAGCTTCTGCTTTTGGAGTGAGTTTTGACCAAGTCGGTGGTGCAATTGCTACAATGACCAAACAAGGTGTTCAGACTGCTCAAGCAACTACACAATTAAGGGCTGTACTTGTAGAGTTAGCAAAACCGGGTGCTGCATTAAAACCGATTATGGAGCAAGCCGGAGTTTCGTTGGAATCTTTAAGGAAAGAAGGGTTGCAAGTTTCCTTAGCCAAAATTGGAGATGAAATGGGTGGACTTGGTTTATCAGCCACTCAAGTTTTCAGTTCAGTTGAAGCAGCTGGGGCTGTAATGGCACTTTCTGGAAAAAATGCAATTGGAGCTGCAAAAGATTGGAAATTTGTTAGAGATACAGTTGGAACAACAGACCAAGCATTTGATATTGCTTCTGAAGGTATTGAAGTAAAAAATAAAATATTATTAAATAATATCCAAGCAGGTTTTAATTCAGCATTTACTACTTTAGGAGATACATTTACTGGAGCCTTAAATATCTCTGGTCAGATTTTACCATTGGTTTCTTCATTATCATTAATTCCACAAGCATTGAAAACTAGTGCTATTGCAGGAAGTTTATTTAATAAAGTAATGTTGTTAGCTAAAGCAAATATATTACAATTAATACCTTCATTAGGAGCTGTTGGGGCTAGTGGAACAGTTTCGTTTGGAGCAATGACTGTATCCGCAACAACATTTTGGGCAGCTGCAACATTAGGTATAGGAGCAGTAATTGCTGCATTAATTTATTTCTTTACTCAAATGGAAGCAGGAAAAGATATTATTGATTCAATAACAGAATATATAGTTTCATTTGGGAAAAGAGCAGTTGATATTTTTAAAAATATTGGAAAATTAATTATATCATTTTTTACATTAGATATTAGTGGAATTAAAGAATCAATGTCAGAAATGAATGATATCTTCGATGATGGAGTAAAAGAAGCAGAAGGGAAATTAGCACAAGGGAGATTAAACAAACTTTTTAATGAACAATTACAAATTTCTGATGATTTAGACAAAGCAAATAAAATCAATGAACTAGTTGAGAAATTTGAAAACGCTACATCAGAAATAGAAAGACAAAGATTAGCTAAGAAAATAGCAAGTCAAGTTCCTGAAGCTCTTACAGAAGTTAAAACAGTTGTTGATGAAGCGACTGGAGAAATTTCAACAGTTTATGATATTTCTCTTGAAAAAGCTAAGAGTTATACTGCAAAACAGGTTGAGTTATCAAATACTCAATTAGGAACAGGGCAACAAGAATATATGAAATTGTTGAAAGACCAAGCAGGACTATTTGAAATTAATCAAAAAGAATTAGCAAAATTAGAAATTGCAATGAAAGAGCAACAAGAAGCAGGTGGAGATATAAGACCTATGCTTCAAGAATACAATGAACTGAAAGAAGAGTTAAAAGGAACAAGAGATGCAATCACAGAAACTGTAAAAAAAGGTCAAAGTATGGGACTTATTACAGATGAAGTAAATTCTTTAGGTAAATCATTCGGATTTACTAAAGAACAAATTGCATTAGTAAAAAAAGCAACTGCTGAAATCAAACTAAATGAAGCACAGAAAAATATATTCGAAGAGTCTTTCAAGATTAAAAATAATTTGGATGAAAATGATAGAATAGGAGAATTAGTCAATAAATATAAAAACGCAACTTCTAAAATTGAAAAAGAAGAGCTTGCTGAAAAAATTGCAAGTCAAGTACCAGAGTCAATGTCTGAAATTGATACAGTAGTAGATGAGACTACTGGAAAAATAAAATCTGTTTATCAAATAAATGCAAATGAAATTGAAAGTTTTATAAAGAAACAAGATGGAGTTTATTCATCTGAATTATTATCTAAACAAAAGCAATATCAAAGCGGATTAAGAAATCAAATTGAATCATACAGAGAGTCAAAAGAAAATTTATTTAAAATGAATGCGGAGATAAAGAAGCAAAGAAAAGCAGGAGAAGATGTAGAACCTTTATTGAAAAAGTATGAAGAGTTAAAAACAAAGGTAAATCAAACTCAGGTTGAAATGGGTGAAGCTGTAATTAAAGGACAGGAAATAGGCATTGTATCCGAAAATGTTGAAGAGATGGCTAAAACTTGGGGGTATTCAACAGAAGAAGTAAAAGAACTTGAAAAAATGATTAATTCAGCAAAAACGGCTACGGTATTAGCAGGGAATGAAGTAGTGGATTATTCTGAACAATGGAAAACGGCAAAAAAATCCACAAGTGAAGCCTTAACAAAAGGTAAAGAAATTCTTGCACAATTAAGGGCTGACGGCAAAGCAGGAACTAAAGAATATAATGCTCAATTAAGACTTATAAAGTCCATAGCAAAAGAATCAAAATCACAAGCAGAGATTGAAAAAACAGTAGCTAAAGAGTTAGGGCTTAGTACAGAAAAGAGTAATAAAAGTACCAAATCAAGAATAGATATTTTGAAAAATGTATATGAAAAAGAAAAAAAATTAATAGATATAGGATTAGAAAGGTTTGAAATCAGCCAAGAGAGTAAAATTATTGATGAAAAAAGGAATAAAAATTCCGCAGATGATTTAATATTACAGAAAGAAAAATATGAAAGTTTAGAGAAGCAGAAAAAAGCATTATTTGAAACTTTCAAGATAGTTCAAAATGAAGATGGAAATGTTGAATTCGGTGTTAGTTTGAAAAAAACTGAAAAGAGCGAAGTATTAGATATGATTGAAGATTTAAACTTAGAATTATCCAAACAAAAAAATAATGTAAGTAGTATCTCTTCAAAAGTTGAATTGGAGTTAGGAAGTATTGAGGATTTGAAATTAAAACAAGAACGGATTAAGATTGAAGCAGATATAGAAGTAGCAAATACAAATGATTTACCAGAATTATATTCAAACTTAACTGCTACTTACGAGATTGAATTAAATAAGATTGAGGAAAATTCTTTAAAGGTTGAAAATAAAATTATTTCTACTATCAAAGAAATCAATAAACAAAAAGAGCTATTGAGTAAAACAGAAACTAAGGAAGAAAAAGAAAAAATTAAAAATCAAATTGCACAATTAGAGCTTTCTTTAAATGAACTATCTATTACTCAAGATAAATACTATGAAAGCAACAAGAAAATTAATGATAAAATCACTAAACTAAATACAGAATTAATTGATAAACAAATTGAAGCACATCAAAAGAAATATAATGTTTTAAAAGACCTAAAAGATAAGGAATTAGAGACTGAGAAAAATTTCAGTTTAAAGATTTCAGACCTTAGAAATCAATCTTTAGAGAGACAATCTGAAAGAGAGTATCAAAATTTAGAAAAAAATTCAGACGACTATTTTAATAAAAAGAAAACTGCATTAGAAACCCAAAAAGAATTCGAACTATTAACAGAGGCAGAGTACAACGCAAAATTGAAAGACTTAGAAAATCAGCAAATGATTGACAAAGAAAAAAGAGCAGAAGAACATCAAAGAAGATTATTAGAGATAAGTCAAAGAGCAGAGGGAGAAAAGCTG